CCTCCACTACCGCCACTGCCTCCTCTAGCAGAAGACAGTGACTTTACACGTATCTTAAAATTGAGTGGTTTATAAACATGAGTGTATTACTAGAAGGCGGTAATGTCTTCAAAGCTCCAGGCTGGACAAAACAAGACCCACAAATGCTTACTGATAGAATCAATAGAGCAGAAGTGGCGCCAACTGTTGCTTTCTTGAACAAACTAACAGGCATGAACCTATCAGATAATCTCTTGGGTTCAACTGGCATTGCCGAGTCTAGTGGTGATATCGATATTGCTATTGATATGAATACGGTATCTAAAGATGATTTAGTAGCGACACTTACAGACAAAGGCGTAAGCCCTGATCATATCAAGAAGACTGGCGACAGTGTTCATTACATGAGTCCAATCTTTTCTGGTAAGAAACGCACCAATCGTTTCGTTCAAGTTGACTTTATGTTTGTACCTAGTGTAGAGTTCGTCAAGTGGTCGATGCGCACAGCACCTGAGAGTACATACAAGGGCAAATACTTACAACAACTTCGTGCTGACTTGACTAACACAGTAGCACCTAAAGACAGCGCTGGTAAATCACAATGGAAGTGGCATCATTTCTATGGCGTACTAAACAGAAGCGATAACTCACCAGTATTCAAAGAGTTCGATCCTGATTCAATCGCACAGGGACTACTAGGTCCTAGTGCATCACGCAAAGACCTAGAGAGTGTAGAGGGTGTTATGCGTCTACTAAAGAATAATGAACGCAGACGAGAAGTTATTGATACATATCGTCAGACACTAGCTCGTGATCCTAAGGGCACACAACTACCACCAGATGAAGAACTAGATCGAGATTATCTAGAGGAAAATTATAAGCCATCTAAACAGCAAATGATTGCTAGTTTTGTAGCTAAAGGACGATCAGCACAGCAAGGCGCGGCAGCATGGGAAAGAATGTACGGCGGTCGAGTTGCTGATAAGAAGCCAACAAAGAAACTCAGCCCGCCAGTTAGAAGCTATCACGATGATTTAGACGACAAGCGCTATGGTGAAGAACAAATCAATGAACTCAAAGTAGGTCAAGCAACAAAACGATTGATGGCTCAACAGAAACAAGACAAAAAGCAATCACAAGTCGGCCGTGAGTTTCAACATATCGAAGACCTTGTTTACATCGAAGGCATTAGTGGTGTCAAACGTGCTCTACTTCGATTAGCACAGATTGCTCGTAATAGTAAACCACTAGAAGTAAAGTGGGACGGATCACCAGCAATCATATTTGGTCGTGACGAGAACGGCACATTTCACTTCGGTGACAAGTATGCTAAACAAATGCTAACTAACCCGCGTGAAGTGTATGAGTACTACACACGCACTAGTCAAACTGAAAGTCGCAAGCAGTTCGCCCTAGAGATGGCAGAACTATGCCCTGTCTATGCTAAAGCAACACCACGAGATTTCAGAGGTTTCATTGAAGCGGGTCTAATGTACAAGACTACCCCGCCGCTAAACAACAACGGCGAGTATTACTTTACTCCTAACACAGTTACATACAACGTAGCTAAAGACAGTCAATTAGGTCAGTTGATCGGTAAGTCAACTAGTGGTGCGGCCGCGACCGGCACATTCGACAAATTACCCGAACTTGGTGGTCAACGTAGACCAGTAGGCGATAGCTACAAATCTATTCAGGGTCCGGGCGTTGTAATCATACCGCCTAAGTTCACTGATACACGTTCTAATGTTGATGTCGAAAAACTACGCACAATCAGTAAATATGCGGCAAGTGTTGCTCAATCACTTGAACAATTTATCGCACCTGAGCAAGGCTTATCTGATATCAGAGCAATCATCTATCGCTATGTAAATAGTCAAGTAGATGACCCACAGAATCTACACAATCTTGGTCACAACTTTGCCCAATGGATTCAGACCAGTGGCGTAGTAAGTCAAGCTAAGCAAGAAAAGATACTCAATAGAATCAAAACAAATCACCGTGGCGCTAACGCAGTATTCAAACTCGTTCAAGCAATCATGCACATTAAAGATGGTATCATCGGCGAAAAAGAACAAGAAACATTAGCAAGCATGGGCATCAGAGCACAGATGAAGACAGGCGAACATGGCGGTGAAGGCTTTGTTCATGACCCAGACAGTGGCGTAGGTCCTACTAAACTTGTAAATCGTGGTACATTCACACGTGCTAATAGAATGAGAAACTAACAATGGCAATCAAAGGTAAACTAACAGCGGAAGAGAGCGCCACCGGACAAAACAAGTTCGGTCGCAGTCTAGCAGTCAGTAATGATGGTAATCTACTGATTGTTGGCGTGCCGCAACCATTGTTGTATGTGAATCAAGTTCCTAACCCAAGTTGTGGCCTAATAAAGACGTTTACTAGTAATGCTAATGTATGGGAATCTAACTCAAATATTGCTAACAAATACAATTCTGCTAATTACGAAACATACGAGTATTTCAATTATGGTCATTGTGTAGATTGGGCAGATAACACAACATCTAACACGCTAGTGGTAGGTAGCCGTCATGCGACAGTAGCAAACATAAAACTAGCAGGTGAAGTGTTGGTTTACAAGAATGGCAATTCTACTCCGGTATCAGTAACAGCGAATGATAAATCATACGGCGATAGATTCGGCACTAGTGTTGCTATTAGTAGCGATGAGAATGTGCTAGTAGTTGGCGCACCTGGTGTTGCTAATACAACTACTTCTAATGTAGGCGCGGCATATGTATTCTTCAAAAATTACGACACACTAACAAATAACACAACACCATGGATTCAACAAGCAAAGTATGATGCTAACACATTTAACGCATCTAATATCTTCTTTGGTAATTCAGTAGCAGTTAGTGGCGACGGTAGTACAATCGTCATCGGCGCAAGTGGTTGTGATAGTAATAACAACTCTAACATCGGCAGAGCATTCTTATTGACTTATGATACGGCAACTACAATTACCGGCGACATCGCCGCTAATGTATTAACTGCTAACGCAGTATCAGGCGGCAATATTACTGTCGGGCAATACATATCTGGTAGCAATGCTCTATTCGGCACAAAAGTAACCAAGCAACTAAGTAGTAGTGAAACTAATATCACTACGGCTCTAGTTGGTACCGCCGGCGCTAACACAATTCTAATTAACTCTAACGTAAGTTCTATTGCTATTGGTTACAATGTTCGCTTCGGCGCAACTAGCAATACTAGTAACACGTTCGTTTCTAACGGCACAACAGTTACTAACGTTATTGGTAATGTAGTGTATCTATCATCATCACTAATAGCAAACGCAATTACTCAGAGTGTGTGGTTCGAACAGACTTATCAGTCTACTGTACAACCGCCATACTCTGCTAATACACTGTATGTAAATGATTACTCTAATGTAGATCCAGGCTACTTTATCGGTACTACCGGTAATACCATCGTAGCTAAGAACTACAATCAACTAACTCTATCAACATCAGCGGCGATCACAATGACTTCGTTTAGAAAGCCTAATTTAACAGGCACCTATGAAGTCACGCCTAACAATACAACTAACTCTAACGTCACATTCTCTTCCTATTCGTGGAAGCCAAGTCTAGTTACTATTGATAGTCCATCAGAAATCAAAGAAGGCTTCTTTGGAGACTCAGTAGCAATTAGTAACGCGGCTACTAGTATTGTTATTGGCTCAAAGAACGGCGCATTTGTGTATGATGGTAACGGAACAATAAAGACCACCCTATCAAGTGCTAGTCAAAAATCATTCGATCAGTTCGGCAGAGCAGTGGCAATTAATAAAGCAGGCAATACGATTGTTGTGGGCTCACCTAACAAAACAATCGCAGTAGTACCCGCTGGTAATGTCTACACTGATGGTATCTATGATTACATGTATGAGATTACAACTAAGGGAACTGCTGATTGGGCAAATCTTGGTGTAATGAGTAGTAATATCACTGTTGCTAACATCACCTCAGAGAACGGCATGAACGTAGTTTACGTCACCAAGTGTGTTGACTATGCTAATAGTAATGCTAATGTTGGCGTAGCACGAGTTCCTTATGACGCATACATCACCATTCCTGGACTAGCAAACACCACACTACAAATAGTATCACAGTTAGGCGCAGTTCCTAATGGAAATGCTAGTTCTAATTCTCCTTGGAGATTTAGTGTAGATGTGAAGTACACAGACAGTGTTCACGGCAACATCTACACAGTTAGCAATGTTGTATCAACTGTAAGCGCGGTGTACTCCACTGATGGTAATATCAATAACGCAAACATTATTGAAGGTACACGATTCCTAGCAACTAATACAACAGCAAACGCAAACATTGGTAGCGGCAGTGCTATTTCTTACAGCACTCGTGGTATCGCTAACACTGGAGCAATCTTCAAGTTCACTAGTAGCGATGATTGGGCAACATGGAAGCAAGTGCGAACATGCGTAGTTGAGAGTGAAAACACACGATGGAACAAATTAGGCAGTCAAGTAGCAGTAACTAATGACGGTAATACCATATTCGGTACATCTACTGGTGTAGAATTCTTTGGCAGAACAAACGAAGGCGTAGTCTATGTCTTCGATACTAAATAAAATAATATGAAAATCTCAGAAATACTAAGAGAATCTACACAGCAGGGCAAAACAGCAGTAGTGGGCTGGGGCAGAGGCATGGGACACAAAGGTCATATGTATCTTGCTAGTGCGGTTATCGAATACGCTGAACGAATCGGCGCAACACCATATTTTTTTGTAAGTGAAACTGTGGGTAGTGATGACCCACTAACACCAGAAGAAAAATTAGATATCTATCGTACTGTGTTTCCAAAACAAGCAAGTATATTTCATAGTGGCAAGAATCCAATCGATGTAGTAGAGAGCGTACACGAACAAGGATTCACTAACCTAGTATTCGTAGTTGGCGAAGACCAAAAGAACTCATTCCAATTCTTAGCACAAAAGGGCGCTAAGAGTGGTGACTGGAACACATCATTTGGACCTAACGTCAAGGTAATGAGTAGACAGGAAACAAAAACATCAACCTCCAATCTAGATGGGCCTCGTGCTACACCAATGAGAGAAATCTTAGCACGACAGGATGTATCAGCAAAAGAAAAGTTTGCTGTATGGCGAGACGCAATGCCAGATGCCTTAAGTGATATGCAAGTATTTGAGTTGATGCACAAAGCAAGTGAGCGTCTAGGCTTCCAATTAAATGAAACTGATCAACCGCAATCTGGTACCAGTCCAATTCCTGGCACTCCATCTTCCATTCGGCACGAAATAGATGACACTACAGAACGTGACCGTCGAGCCACAATCAAGGCAAAAAAACTCCAGCGCTGGATGCGCCACCCCTAATAACTCCAAAATAGTTGTATTCTTTGCGTAAACGTGTAGAATAACTAATAAACCAATGAACGAACTTCATTGTAATCAACAAAGCAAACAGAAATGGATGAATTGTTGATTGACTTTCAGATTCAAATGTATTACACTTGTATCTGTAGTCGTTGTCAGTGACTCACCTTGCTGACTTGAATTACTAAGTTTATAACTCTATTTTTTGACAACGTTTATTTTAAAGGAGAACATCTATGTCAACATCACTCGCAGCCATCCGTGCCCGTCTCGCGGCACAAGACAACAAATCACAAAACAACCAAGAGAAGTCATCCGGTGACAATGCGCTCTATCCGTTCTGGAATATGAACGAAGGCGATACCGCTACCGTGCGTTTCTTGCCAGACGGTGATACTACTAACCCATACTTCTGGGTTGAGAAAGCAATGATTAAACTACCATTCACTGGTGTAAAAGGTCGTGCTGACTCAAAGCAATATATCGTACAAGTTCCTTGTATGGAAATCTGGGGTGAGAACTGCCCTATCCTAGCAGAAGTTCGCACCTGGTACAAAGACGAGTCATTGAAAGAAATGGCTAACAAGTACTGGAAGAAGCGTACATACCTGTTCCAAGGTTTCGTAAAGACAAACCCAATGTCTGACGACAAGACACCTGAGAATCCAATTCGCCGATTCACTATTACTCCACAAATCTTCGCAATCATCAAATCATCATTGATGGACCCAGAGATTGAAGAATTGCCAACTGACGCTCTTCGTGGCCTTGACTTCAAAATCGTAAAGACACAAAAGGGTGGCTATGCTGACTATTCAACTTCAGGCTGGGCTCGTAAAGAAAGTGCGCTAAGTGCCGACGAACAAGCCGCACTTGAACAACACGGCCTGTTTGACTTGAAAGAGTTTCTACCTAAGAAGCCAAGCGAAGCAGAACAGCGCATTATCCGCGAAATGTTCGAAGCATCGGTTGACGGTCGTCCTTATGACGCTGACAAATGGGCAGCCTACTACAAGCCATGGGGCCTAGACACTGGTTCAGGCGGCCAAACACAAACTGAATCAGCGCCAGCTCCACAACAAGCTCCAGCCCCAGTTGCTTCAAGTGCTCCCGTACAAAAAGAAGTAGCACCATGGGAAGCAGATGCCGAAGAAGCGGCTGAATCAATCGTGGTCCCTACTAAAGCGGCCGCACCATCTAGCGACAAAGCTAACGACATCCTAGCGATGATTCGTTCACGCCAAAAGACTGCTTAATCAGTAGTACCTACAGATAGCGCCTTCGGGCGCTATCTTGTATAAGGAGACCCTATGACCCTACCAGATGAAAGATACCGTGCTCTCAAGCAAGGTAAAAAACTATTAGAGGAACTATGTGATCCAGGTAAAACTCCGCGTGTGCCCGCAATCGTGCGTGACCGTGCCCGTGGTGTACTGAGACACTATCCTAACGATTACGAACTAGAAGAAATGGCTCGTAATAGTCCCAACTTACTTGACACAGAAGCGTTCTCTGTGTACAATACAAAGCTACTAACAATACCTAAAGGATAAACATGGCGAAACCGTTCGACCTTTCCAAGTTCAGGAAAGATATCACAAAATCTATTGAAGGCTTGTCAATCGGCTTTCACGACCCAACTGATTGGGTATCAACCGGTAACTACGCACTCAACTACTTAATCAGTAGTGACTTTAAAAAGGGCGTACCACTGGGCAAAGTAACGGTATTCGCTGGCGAATCCGGTAGCGGTAAGTCGTTTATTTGTAGCGGCAATTTAGTTCGCAATGCTCAACAGCAAGGCATCTATGTTGTCTTAATCGACAGTGAGAATGCCCTAGATGAAACATGGTTACACGCACTGGGCGTAGATACCAGTGAAGATAAATTGCTCAAGTTGAACATGGCCATGATTGATGATGTTGCTAAGACAATCTCAACATTTATGAAAGACTACAAAGCAATGCCAGAAGACGAGCGTCCGAAAGTCTTATTCGTGGTTGACTCACTCGGCATGTTAATGTCACCAACAGAAGTAAATCAGTTTGATGCTGGTGAAATCAAGGGCGACATGGGCCGTAAGCCAAAAGCACTTAAAGCACTTGTAACTAACTGCGTGAATATGTTTGGCAGTTGTAATGTGGGATTAGTTGCTACTAATCACTCTTACGCCTCACAAGACCCATACTCACCAGACCCTATCGTCAGCGGCGGCTCCGGCTTCGTATACGCAAGCTCAATCTTGGTTGCTATGAAGAAGTTGAAGTTGAAAGAAGACGAAGACGGCAACAAGACTAGTGAAGTGCTAGGTATTCGTGCCGGCTGTAAAATTATGAAGACTCGTTATGCTAAGCCATTCGAAGATATTCAAATTCAAATCCCGTACGAGAGTGGTATGAATCCATATAGTGGCTTCTTTGACCTAATCGAAAAGCGTGAAATGATTAAGAAAGAAGGCAATCGCTATTCTTATACAGACTTGAACGGTGAAGTTCACAAGTATTTCCGCAAAGAGTGGAACAAGAACGAGAACGGCATCATGGACTTAGTCATGGACGAATTCCACGAGAAAGAAAAGATTGCTACAATCGCTGAGAAAGCAGCCGCCGAACAATCAGCAGATAACATTGAAGAATAAATAGCTCGAGGAGAATTTATTTTATGAAATTAGATGTTATTGCTGAGATTTGGCACATGACTAAGGATAGTATACTATCTACCGATAGAGATACTATCGCTGAAAACTTAGTTGGTATTCTTATCGACAATGATTACTCGCCATCAGACATCAAATCTGCCTTCAGAGGTGACTATGATGTTACAACAGCACTAAAAGTATATGTTGACGACTCGGGTGGCTTCGATGATGAAGAGGACGAAGAATCAGAGTACGAAGAATACGACGAAGACGAAGACGACTATAACGACGAATGGGAATAAATGGCGCACTGGTATACACTAGTTACTCAGAACCTCGCTAATCTGCCAGATTTTATCGAACACTACACCGATGAACTAACTTCTGCTAAGTATGAAGTAAACATCAAGGGTAGTGTAGAAAAGAATCTGGCAGGTCTTCCTGGCATTACTGAACACAGATTCAATCAACTACAAGAGATTGAGGCCATTCTTGGCCACCTTAACGCACAACTGCGTAAATTACGTAGCCAAACATTTAAAAAATATTTAGAAAACTACAATCGTGCCCTAACTTCACGTGATGCAGAAAAGTACGTTGATGGCGAACAAGACGTTATCGACATGGAAACCCTAGTGAACGAGGTAGCACTACTACGTAATCGCTATCTAGGCATAATGAAGGGCTTAGAAGCAAAGCAATGGCAACTTGGTCACATCGTTCGCTTACGCACAGCGGGTATGGAAGATATCACAATCAGCTAAAATGAAACCACTCAAAGCAGTGAACCTCAACGTGAGGTCTGTAACTATCGCTGACATTGAGAATCACAAACTAATCAGTGATAGGGCTCTCAACCGAGACTTGGACAACATGAAGAAGTTCAAGGCGGATACTAACGTCAATTCGTTTGCTGGCAACCCTTTCCTGTATCACTATCAGTTCACTAACTTATTGAAGTGTCGTCGTCAAGATGGTAAGAACATCTACGATACATGGAACGACCCCCAACAGAGAGAGAAACTATTCGCTGATACCGAGAAGCGTAATCGTGGCGGCGCAACAGCCGCTGGTAATGTGTTTGAATGTTATCGCATCAACCGGGGCAGTGTTGTTATGTTCAAAGCAACCACTGCCAAATACCTGTATAAGAAGTACAAAGCTACTAGCGTACTAGACCCAACTGCTGGCTGGGGAGGCCGATTATTAGGCGCATGGGCGTTAGGTATCAACTACACCGGTATAGACACTAACACCGAAATGATACCAGCGTATGAAGCTATGACTGCTAGACTAGCACAATACGATGGTGGTTTATTTGACTTTGATGGTGCTACTCAGCAGATGATCTGGCAGAGTTGTCTAGATGTTGACTTCTCCACTATCGACTATGATTTTGTACTGACCTCTCCGCCATACATCAACCTAGAAATCTACGAACACATGACTCCATGGGAAAGTGACCAGCACTTCTACAAGGAATTCTTTATCCCCCTGTGGCAAAAATGTGTAGACAATATCAAGCCAGGCGGCCACGTGGCGTTCAATATCTCGCCTAAGATGTATGAAGACGCCCTAACGCACGGCCTGCCTCCCTGTCACGAGAGTGAAGATTTAAAACAACAAATGGGTCAAAAGACAGAAAATTTGAAGACAGGAAAGAAAAAACATGATAAAATCTATGTCTGGAAATGTTAACAAACCAGATAAATACTTTATTATGAAAATCAACGATATCATCACAGAAGCAGAGAAACCTAAAAAAGCGGCAGGCACTGGCAGAAAATCCAGCGACGGTGTTCGTTACAATAGTGAGGTAGGTCTAATGGCCGGCTTCATGCGAGTTGATGCGGATAGCTTCAATCCAGCCCAGCCAGAAAAATCATTACCGGCCGAGTTATTGGATGATCCAGAACGAGTGTATGAAGAAATTAAGAAATTCTTAGCGCCTAACTATGATGCGGACATCTTCTCTAAATGGGTAGGCTTGGGCGAGACCTATGGCTACGCAATGCATGATAAACTAGTTAAAGGTAGTCGTAGAGTTAAAGCATTTGAATGGGCAGGCGGCACTAATCAAAGTTCAACCGGACCAAGTGACGTTGGATTCGTCGGTAGTGATGTGAGTGGAGTTAGTATTAAAGAAGCTGGCGGTATTACCCTTGCTAACCTAACACCGGCATCTGTTAATTTAAAACCAGAAAACGGTGATGACGTTTTTGCTATGTACACTCTAGAGGGTTACTTAGAAATGAAACGTAAGATTTTCACTGAGGTAATGAATATTGCTATGGAACAGCCCGACGTTCCGCTAGAGCCAAAAGAACCTGCGTACAGCATCACTTATAACAGTAAGACGAACAAATTTCGTTGTGTTGGAAAAAATGTATTCGAGGGCACATCGGCTGAAATTTTGAATAGTCTGAGAAAGAATACAGGTTGGCAACGACCATTCGGTGACTGGTTCGTTGCCAACTTCAGTGCATATCGTCATTTCTCCGATCCATTGTTTCAAACAATCTCGGTTAAGTTCGTTGAGGTAATTCGTGACGCTCTTAAGGATAGCACTAAGCTAAGAAAGATGCTTCAATTCGGCGCCCAGCCGTATTTCTACGCAACCCCAAAGTCTCTTTACTATGTCCCGTCATTCAATGAAGTAGAGGACTTAGAAGTAAAGGATGTAACATACGGTGATCCTGATGGCACTAGTCAACTATTCAAAGTTTTAGTTGGACGTAAGGATGCTCTACCTGAAGCAGTTGCGACTTTAGATGTTTACATTCGATACGGCAATGGTATGTTTGAAGCAAACCCAGCTGTTCGTGTACAAAACTTAAAAAATGCCCAGTATATCGCCTGGGAAAAACTGGTCTAAAATTTGACAATAAATGGGATTAGTGATACACTACTCCCATGACATTAGCAATCAAGTACCCAACCGAAATCGTATTTGCTTGTGCTTCTTATGCGGCACGAGTAAATGGTGGCTATCTGAAAGTGGCGGAGTTTGAACCATTTGACCACAAGACTGGTACCGGCGGCAAACTGGTCAAACAAACTAATAAACAAGTATTACTTGACGCTCTCAACGATCAGTCAGTACTTACACAAGAGGACCACCACCATGCGGCAGTCGTCCGTAACTTCTGTCAGGGTCTAATCATACGCCACCTTGCCCACGGCAATCTAAGCGAGTTCCACCAGAAGATGATGGAGTATGCGAACGAGGATGAATGCCGAGTGGCCAACGTTGGTATCGTTGCTTATGCGCCTATTTTTGCTAATCAACAACTCAAGCGGCAAGCAATAACAGAGAAGCTGGACGGTGCTAAAAAGGGATACATTAGTACTCCTGGTCAAAAGGTAGAACTCGACATAGAAGTAATACGAAGTAATTACTCCCAGCAATATGGTTGCTACTTTATTACTGCTATTACTGAGGAAGGTGTAGTATTCTTTAGTTACAAACGAGAACTGGAAGTAAACAAAAAGTACTCAATCGAGGGCAAAGTCAAAGCCCACAAGCCAGGCGGCGAGACCCAACTCAACTATGTCAAAATTTGACAATAAATCCCACCTCTGCTATAATATATCTTTCAGTTGATAAAGGAAAAACATGAATCAAGTGCGTATCGTCCGTGGTGAGTATCATTCTAAGCCTGTCTCCGGTGTGTTTCAACTGGTGAAACCCTATCAGAGCGGTAAACGCGGCGGTTTTATCACTATCCTGAATGACGGTACTCTTGGCGATATGATCGTCGGTAAATCCTGCCGTATTCTGGTCAACACTTCAGCAGATTTTGAGTATCTTAGCGGTGCCAGCATCAATGTGCCTGCCGGTATTTCTACATTCATCACCGATAACGAACCCGTCATCACTGAGACTGACGAGGAAGCCATGGATCGTATCGCAACACGATTCGCTATCCTTGACGAAATGAGCAAGGCCGCTATCAACTCCGACATTCGTGCTATGATTGTGTCAGGCCCTCCCGGTGTCGGTAAGTCATTCGGTGTTCAAGCGCAACTGGAAAAGTATTCCTTGTTTGACCAACTCGGTGTCACAAAGATTCGCTACGAAATTGTCAAAGGTGCCATGACTCCGCTCGGCTTGTACGCACAACTCTACAAGTTTAGTGACCGTAACAACGTGCTGGTATTTGACGATTGTGATTCCGTGTTCGCCGATGACTTGTCTCTCAACATTCTGAAGGCCGCACTTGACAGTGGCAAACGCCGCAAGATTTTCTGGAACAGTGACAGCGCAATGCTCCGTCGTGAAGGCATCCCAGACCAATTCGACTTCAACGGTTCTGTTATCTTTATCACCAACGTGAACTTTGAGACTGTTCGTAGTCAGAAACTCAAGGATCACCTGGAAGCCCTCCAGTCTCGCTGTCACTACCTCGACTTGACTATTGATACTGTGCGTGACAAGATGCTCCGTATCCGTCAAGTTCACCGTGATGCGTCACAAGATATGGTCGGTGGTTTGTTCGCTGATTATGATTTCGAAGCTGGTATGGACGAGCAGATTCTCGATTTCATGTGGGATAACAAAGACAAGTTGCGTGAGATTAGCTTGCGTATGTCACTTAAAATCGCAGACTTGGTCAAGATTAGTCCAAACAATTGGAAGATGTTGACGCAGAACACTTGTATGCGTGGGTAAGATTTCGGTAGTTGGTAGTCATGGTTTTAGCCACCTTCGGGTGGCTTTTTTCTTATCCAGAAACCTTGACACACTACAACTTATTGTGTAAAATAGGCTGATACATACCGCATCTTTATGTGGTAAATAAAGGCTAATGGAGAAAACAATGGCAACTAAAAAAATCAAACCAGTATCGAATGTATTTGAGTTCGATGACGCGGATGAATATGAAACAGAATGGCGCGGTATGCCCGAGTTCAATCAACCGGACAATGGTGCGTTCAGGCAAATCATTATTTCGTTCGATGATCAAGAGGGTGTAGATAAATTTCAAGCACTTATCAAACAGAACATTACAAACAAAACAAAATCAATCTGGTTCCCACCACGACCAACGAACAAAGTATTCGACTTGTTCACATTCGATGAACGTGAGGACACTGATGGCCAATCCTAAGTATCCGCTCTACATTCCTACTAAGGGTCGTGCTGATAGTCGTCTTACAAGTAAGGCACTTGACTTCATGCGAGTGGATCACTATCTTGTAATCGAAGAACAGGAGTTCGATACTTACGCCGGTGAAATTAAGAAGTGGGAGAAGGAAACTGGCCTAACTTCTCACGCAACTCTATTAGTACTCGACCTCCGGTACAAAGACACATACGAACTACTAGATGATCTAGGACTTACTAAGTCAACCGGCCCAGGCCCCGCCAGAAACTTCGCATGGGATCACTCAATCAAAGAAGGTCACCCATGGCACTGGGTCATGGACGACAACTTGCGTAACTTTCTGAGACTAAATAACAATCTAAAGATAAAGATGGGTGACGGTACCTGTTTCCGTGTAATGGAAGACTTCTGTGACCGATATGAGAACGTAGTAATGGCAGGACCCAACTATCGTTCATTCGCTTCACAAAATGCCTCCATGCCTCCCTTCGTAAAGAACACTCGTATATACTCCTGCAATCTGATTCGCAATGATGCTAAGTGGGTTACTGGTGACAGAGCGGGTCAACCCTTCCGTTGGCGCGGTCGTTACAATGAAGACACAATCTTATCACTTGATATGCTAACACAGGGCTTCTGTACAGTACAGTTCAATGCGTTCCTACAAGACAAGCTACGCACACAAGTACTAGGCGGCGGCAACACAGCAGAGTTCTATGCGGGCGAAGGTACAGCACCTAAGAGTCGTATGCTCAAGGAAGCATATCCAGAGTACACAGAGTTAGTATGGCGGTTTCAGAGGGAGCATCATTATGTTGATTATCTCCCATTTAAAGATAGAAAACTAAAACGCAAGCCAGGTGTTGTGGTTGAACCAGGAATCAATAATTATGGTATGGTCATCAGAGAATTATCCGCCGATCATCCAGGAAGAGTATAAATGCGTAAGAAGCCAATAGATGATTTACTCGTTGATGCCCTAATCAAACAGCTAGAGATTCGGGATAGCGGATATACTGGCAAGTCATCTGACATAATTAGGGAACTACTCTGGGACATTCAAGACGTGTTGGGTAAGAATAATCTAATGTCAGAATCATTTGATGCTGAGTTAACTGCTGGTGTTAGAGATATCCCTAGACCCTTTACTGGAGAACATAAGACGCCTGTGAAAGTAATCATCGATGAATGTATGAAGATATATAGAAGTCATACATTTAACGGTAACCCATTATTTGAGCAGGTAACTGATGTTCGATTACACGATGAACTCAGGGAATATTTAGGAAATAACTTAGAGGTAGTTCACATCACTGAGCAAGAAGATGAGAAATTACGTAAGATGGGTCTATCACAATCAGTACACACGTTTCAAGATAGATATGAAAGAGTGGGAATCGTATTGAGTGACCACGTATTAGTCAGAAATGGCTCAACCATGAAGAGAGTATAATGCCAGGAACAGTAAAAGTCATCGTCAAAGATGAAGTCAATGTCAAACTAGAGGGCATTGAAGCGGTTGATCGTCGTGCACTTGTAAAGATGTTCTCATACGAGATACCAGGCGCCCGCTATCTACCAGCAGTTCGTCTTGGACGATGGGACGGTAAAGTAAGCTACTTCCAGTTGAGCGGTAGTACCTATGTCAACCTACTAGATAGAATTCTGCCGTATCTGTATGACAAGAACTATGATATTGACCTAGAAGACATTCGAGACTACTCAACGAACTTTACATTCAATGAAATTAAGGAAGATAGTTTCAGTGACCGACTATGGCCACCAGGCCACCCTGCCGCAGGTCAGCCCGTGGTACTACGTGACTATCAAGTAGAGATTGTCAATAACTTCCTCAAGAACCCACAGTGCTTACAAGAAGTAGCGACCGGCGCAGGCAAGACACTAATCACTGCCGCACTATCCTTATCTGTTGAGAGTATGGGTCGTTCACTTGTTGTTGTGCCTAACAAAGACTTGGTCAAACAAACAGAAGCGGACTATATTAACCTAGGACTTGATGTTGGTGTATACTTCGGTGATCGTAAAGAGTGGGGTAAAACTCACACCATCTGTACATGGCAATCGCTCAACGTCCTGTTAAAGAACACTAAAGCAGGCGAAGGCGATGTGACTATTGGTGAATTCGTCGAGGGCGTAGTGTGCGTAATCATTGACGAAGCACACCAAGCTAAAGCAGACGCACTCAAAGAACTACTCACTGGAGTTATGAGTACGGTGCCTATTCGCTGGGGTTTGACTGGTACTATCCCTAAAGAACAGTACGCGGCACAAGCCCTATTCTGCACAATTGGCCCAGTGATTCACAAACTATCAGCTAAAGAACTACAAGACCAAGGCGTCTTATCACAGTGTCACGTAAACATTGTCCAACTACAAGACAACGCAGAGTTTGGTAACTATCAAGCAGAACTAAAACACTTGCTTGAGAATAAGAAACGCATGGACAAGATGGCTGAAATGATTCAGGCAATATCACTAGAGGGCAATACCTTAGTGCTAGTTGACCGTATCAATGCTGGTATGGAACTTGTGAGTAGAATTCCTGACTCTGTATTCGTCAACGGCGATACAAAATCAGACAAAAGAAAGGCAGAATACGATGAAGTTGCTACGAGTCAAACGAAGATTATTGTGGCTACATATGGTGTGGCTGCGGTTGGTATTAACATTCCTCGTATTTTTAATCTGGTGCTCATCGAGCCTGGTAAATCGTTTGTTAGGGTTATCCAATCGATTGGTCGTGGTATCCGCAAAGCTGAGGACAAAGATCATGTCGAAATCTGGGACCTAACATCCTCATGTAAATTTGCTAAGCGCCACTTGACTAAGCGAAAAGAGTTTTATCGTGAAGCAAACTATCCATTCACTGTTGAGAAAATAACCTACCTATGATACAATAATACTATGAACATTCTTCAACTCGACAACATAAAATATGACCTGAGCACACTACCGGAAGAGATAGATGACTTGCGTTTTGCTATCTTGGATAATTCAAACCCACAAGCAGTAGATTATTTCTATATACCGCTCATCTTCTTAGAGTCATTCAATTCACCAGCACTTGTCTTACGCATAGGCACTAGGACGATTAAGATGCCACTTGACTGGCAAATCCTAATCGGTGAGCCAGACTTAGGTGACCTAGAAACCCTACCACTAACATCAATAAATGATCGCGGCTTCAAAGCATTCGAATTCAATCCACTATCGGGGTTTAAACCCAGTTTTCTTGACATAGAGATTATGGACGTGTATCATGATGTTACATGGTACGCACCTAGATTAAAGAACGGTCAGTTCTTATGCGTACCGATAGATGATGGACCTCAACCACGTTGTGTATACTTCGTCAAAGAAATTAGTAAGAATTGTGAAATCGTAGACTACAATCAGGTATTTTAATGGCAACACGTAAACCAGCAACTCCCGTTGATGAAAAATTTGAGAATATAGACCTTGATATCTTCAAGGTCTTAGAAGCACTTGACCGAAAAGACTATGGCTATTACGGACGCCTGACAGAAGAACAGCAAAAGAAATTCGTTCCATATATGATTACTCACTGGATGAGTAGTGTTAATGCTACCGGTATTCTAGGCGCATACTACACAATGAGTACTGATCAAAACGCAAACAGGCATCTATTCAACGAGCGCATACAGCAACATCCCGAACTACAGTGGTTGATGTTGTGTGCGGCCTCACCTGGCGCCGGTAAACAATTTCATCAGTGGCTACCACACCTAAACGCAAAGTTCGGTAAACTCGAAGCCCGCGCAACTAAGAAAGACGCCCGTGAATACTTTGAGAAGGTATACAGAGGCGCCGCCAAGTCAGATATTGATGCAATAGCAGAAGCATACACCGAAGAGCAAAACCATCAGTATAGAATAAGCGAACTGTTCCCCGAAATGAAAATAGATGATGTTGTCACACTTAGTAAAATTGTCACCTCTGAAGAACTCGACCAGTATGCTAGAGACAGTGGAAACTAAATCGTATCGATGTGAACATTGCGGCTCTACATTTATCCGTGAAGCATCTGTACTTAAACATCTATGTGAGCAGAAACGTAGATGGAACGAACTAGACACCACCGCTAGTAGAATAGCGTATGATGCGTGGGTAAAAGTACAGCAACGTCACTTCCCTAGTAAAAAGAAAAATGAGCCACGAGAGTTTATTAAAAACTCACTGTATCTAGCATTTGCTAGATTCGGTCAATACTGTGTATCATCTAAGGTAGTTAATCCCGAACACTATATCACCTGGTTACTAAGACTAGATGTAAAGATAGACCGGTGGGTCAGTGACAGAATTTATGAGCAATACTTAAAAGACATCTTAGACTTAGAGGATCACATGGACGCTGTTCGCCGCGGTATTGATACCTTATTAGATATGTGTGAAGAACAAAGCATACAACTCCGTGATGCTTTTAGATTACTAAATGCTAATAAACTATGCTTTAAAATAACAACAGGTAAAATTAGTCCGTGGATACTATACAACTGTGATAGTGGTGTAACATTCCTAGGATCAATCAACGAACATCAACTCGCTATGATAGATGACTACATTAAGCCTGGTTCATGGACAGTAAAACTTAGAGCAAACAGGGACAAAGTAGAAGAAGTTCGTCAAGTATTAAAGGCAGCAGGACTATGAAATTTACAAGCGATATTGATATTGACTGTGCTAATAGAGATGATGTGCTCAAATTAATCAAGCACGTTCCTGCTAGTATCAGACACGACTATGAAGTTCGTAAGCACAATACTGGTATTCACGTTACCGACATTCCTCGTGACTATCAAAATGAAATCTGCGCTATCGATCACAATGCGGCAGCCGACCGCGGCTACGTTAAACTTGATTTACTCAACGTGAACTTGTATAAACTAGTTCGTGATAATGAACATCTAGAGACACTGATGCGGGCACCTGATTGGACTCTATTGACAGATAGAACTATAGTAGAGAAGATGATACACATCAACCGTCACTACGATACCATGCGCCGTATGCCAGAACCGGTAGATAGTATCCCAAGAATGGCAATGTTCTTGGCCCTGATCAGACCAGGCAAACGACATTTAATCGGTAAGACTTGGAGTGAAGTCGCAAACACTATCTGGGAAAAATCAGAAGACGGATACACATTTAGAAAAGCACACGCTGTTGCCTATGCCCATGTAGTCGCTATTAATTTGAATTTATACGAGGAAGATCCTACGGCATTCGTTTCACTAGTGTGATCGAACGCCTCTTGATGCGCTTCTTTGTCAGATCATTCATTGATGTGACTGGACCATGGATTATCTCAAGGCCCTTATTGTTGAATGTTTTTAGATAAGGCCTAAACGGCGCCCAATCATCTTTGAGGAATAAGTGAATAGGTATCATACGATTACTGTTCCACCACCACTCATCTGCTAAGTCGAGAAATAACTGCTTGAGTTCCGGTAGCACTATGCCACCGTAGTCGTAGAATGTAGTAATAACATCATCTCTGTTCTGGATGATGCCGACAAACTCTTGTCCACTGTAACTACATACGGTGATAAAGGGATGATTTTCGCTCAATTTTTGAAAGAATTCGGTGGACATTAGTTGTTATTTTACTCACTTTATTTAGCATTTGGAAAAGTGATAAATAACAAAAGGATAACACGATGTCGTCACAAACTAAAGTCTATTATTACAAACAGCGCCAACAGGTGGTTCTTTTGGAATCGACTAGTGCCATCGCAACCAGGGGGTATGAAATAGTGTATTCAAAAGAACTTTATGTAACAAAGGGCGTAGACAATGTACTAGAATTCGCCTTCGTAAATCAAGATCAAAAATATGTCAGCATTGATGGCAAAGATGTAACATTCCGTCTCCTGGATAGAGAGACAGAAGTGATACTATTACAGAAGCAACTCACACACATTCTGCCAGTGACGGGTATTACTAGCATCGTACTCGACTATGATGAATTGGAACCCATTCAACCACAACAGTGCTACTACACACTAGAAATAACAGATAGTGGTAACCGTAGGGCAGTGTACGTTGATAGTGCCGGTAAAACTAGAGGTGTAATCAACATCGAAGATGGCACTATGCCAGGCTTTGTGTCAAGCACACCACTAACAATTCCCGCTCATCCTCCACTTGGCAGTACTTCTAACGTAACATATTGGTCAAGTACATTCTCTACAGAAAATAAAAATGTCTTAACAGTTCAAAATTGGTATGATGCCTTCACTGGCTCAACTTACCTACAGGGAAGTATCGTTCAAGATTTTAGTGTCACCTATGACATTACTCAACCAACCACATACACGGATTACACGGGCACAGAAATCATTACTATCGATGGATTTCATCCATATGTTAGACTAATGATTATTAACGAAGGCACACCTGCTGCCAACCTCACTAAAGTTGGCGAAATCACGCAAATTTTAGTTCGTTAAATTTACCGAAACACTTGAGTAATGTACATTTTTAGTGTACAATGTAAGAATGCTAGACATTCTAAGTTTGATTCCAGGTAAAAAAAGAAACACCTCGAGCGGGTGGGTATCCTTCAATGGAATCTGTTGCGGTCATCGCGGTCACAAACCAGACACCAGACAACGAGCTGGTATTACATTTGTAAATGGTGATAGCGCTGTGTGGCGCTATAGTTGCTTTAACTGCGGCTTCAAAGCAGGCGTATCTCCTGGCAAACAATACAGTAGAAATGTTAAGCAATTACTAGAATGGTGTGACGTAGACCGTATGCAAATCGAGCGTATGAGTTTCTACAACTTTACTAATAGAGACATATTCGATATCAAAGAAGAATACAAACCTATCATCGTATCGTTTGATGGGAGAGAATTGCCGCCTGACAGCCAGCCACTAGATTCACAAAATCCCGAGCACAAAATTCATAATGATTATCTATCTACACGTGGTCTCAATGAAAGCAGTTATCAATTTTATGTGACGCCTACTGCCCGAGGCAGAGAAGCAAATCGAATTATCATTCCCTATTACTATAACAAGAAGATTGTAGGTTATACTAGTAGATTTTACGACAACGCACACCCTAAGTATGTGTCCGAACAACAAAAGGGGTATGTGTTTAATACTGATGCCCAAGACGACAGATGGTCCACATGTATTGTCGTTGAGGGTCAATTTGATGCCATTGCTATCGGCGGTTGCGCTGTCTTGGGAAGTACTATTAGCGACGAGCAAGCCCGAGTCTTGAAAAAATTACGAAGATCAATTATTGTAGTGCCAGATAGAGATGCCGCCGGTATGAAGATTTGTGATAGAGCATTAGAATTAGGATACAGTGTAAGTATCCCTGAGTGGAGTTCGGAAGTCAAAGACGTTAATGATGCGGTAGTTCGCTACGGTAAGTTTCAAACCCTACTTAGCATCTTACAGGCAGCATCAACGAGCAAAATTATTTTAGAAATGAAGAGGAAAGAATTTAAATGACTAACGACACAATAGATTACGGAAGAGAAATACAAGAATTATTTGTTAGAATGATGATTACAGACGCTAGTCTGTATACTCGTGTAAGTAATATTCTTAAAAGCGAGAACTTCGACAAGAGCCTTAAGCCAACCATCAAGTTCATCAAAGAATATAGCGAGACATATACTTCACTGCCTGATAGTGATAAGATTAAAGCAATAACTGGCGCAGACTTAAAACAAATCGACCACACTCTACAAGACAGCGAAGTTAACTGGTTCTTAGATGAGTTTGAAAAGTTCACTCGCCGCCAAGAACTAGAACGAGCAATCTTAGAGAGTGCTAAATTACTAGAGAAGGGTGACTATGACCCAGTTGAGAAACTAATCAAAGACGCAGTTCAAATCTCCCTAACAAAAGACATGGGCACTGACTACTTCAATGACCCGCGCGGACGATTAAACGCTATTAGAAACAACAACGGCCAGATTAGTACCGGCTGGCCTTGCTTAGACCACAAGTTGTACGGCGGATTCAACAGAGGCGAACTACAAATCTTTGCCGGTGGTAGCGGTAGCGGTAAGTCCCTATTCATGCAGAACTTGGCAGTCAACTGGTCAACTATTGGACTCAACGGTGTGTATATCTCACTTGAATTGAGTGAGGGATTGTGTGCCTGGCGTATTGACTCAATGATGACTTCAATCAGCACTAAAGATGTGTTTAAGAACATTGACGATGTTGAAATGAAAGTTAAGATGGCCGCTAAGAAAGCAGGTCAGTTCTACATCAAGTATCTACCAGCACAGAGTAATGTAAACGATATTCGTGCGTACATCAAAACTCTACAGGTAGAAACTGGCTGTCGGATAGACTTCCTGTGTATTGACTATCTTGACCTCCTGATGCCAGTCTCAGCAAAAGTATCGCCTAGTGACCTGTTTATTAAAGACAAGTATGTAGCAGAAGAAATTCGTAACCTAGCAAAAGAACTAAATGTATTACTAGTAACAGCCTCTCAGTTGAACCGCAGTGCTGTCGAAGAAGTAGAATTCGATCACTCACACATTAGTGGTGGTATCTCCAAGATCAACACAGCCGATAACGTGTTCGGTATCTTTACTTCACGCTCAATGAAAGAACGCGGCCAGTACCAGATTCAACTGATGAAAACACGTAGTTCAAACGGCGTTGGTCAGAAGGTAGACTTAGGATTCGACGGTGACACCTTGCGTATTTTTGACGACGGTAGCAATAGTAGTGGTACCACACAATCACCTTCCGCAATTATGAACAAAATTCGACCTGGTGGAGGCGCCATGACTGCCACCACATTCAATCCAGTGGTAGTACCTGGCGGCGGACCTACTATGAATAGTGAAATCATAGATGACGCTGGCGAGATTATCCGAGTGCCCAAGGCTGATATTCAAAGTAATAGACTAGCTTCGATGCTAGGGCAAATCAAACAAGGTAAAATCTAAACAAAGGAGCCTAGTGCTCCTTTTTGATAAATACATTATTATGAAACGACAAACTAGAAGCCTCCTTGAAGAACTAGAAGAAATCAGCAGAACCCGTGACACTAAGCACATTATCGAAAGTCGTGCCAATAACGTCATCAGTTCTGCCATCCATCTCATGGAAGTGATTGAACGAAATTTCACTCCGGAACAAGCGGCTATCCTAGAAAAGAAACTGCTGGTTGCTATCAAAAACCGTGACCAGAACAAGTTCGTCAATAGCTTAAAAAGAACGGATAAGTAAATGAAAATCAGTGACCTCGGATCAGTCAAGAAGAAAAAGATTAATGAAGGCGCTATGGCAACAGTAGGCAATTACCTAGCACGTAAGGGTTTTGCTGGTGATGCCGCTATGACTCAAGCTAATAGACAACACTATGCTGATCAAGTCGGGGTAACATGGATAAATGATTTTAAAAGAGCATTTGAATCAGCAGTAACCAGTGGAATAGTAACACAAGGCGGTAGAGTTCAGTCTTCCTCTGGACCAGGACCACAACCATCACCGGTGAATCCACAGCAGCCACAAGATTCTGAGACTCCGCAATCAACAGAACCCCAACAATCAACTACTCCGGCCCAAACAGTCAATCAGCCTCAAGGCCAAGCAGTAGACCTAGATCAACTGAAACAACAGAGATTGGCCAAACAACAACAAGGCCAAACAGATCAACAACAAGCCATCCAACAGATGGACCAGACAAAGCAAGCCAACGCACAAGCTGCCGCCGCCGATGCTGAACTAGTTGCTGCAGTAAAAGCTGCCAAGGCTAAGCCTGGCTTTCAACAGACAGCATTAGATAAAGCAACATTAAAAAAAGGCGCAGAAAAGGGAATCTACGAAAATTTTGAGCGAATGTTTGCGATGCTTATGGAGTACGCTGAGCAAGGTCCAGCTCCCACTACAGGCGATGAATCCTCGGCGACTGCTTATGTAAAGAAATACCTTGCTAAACAAACACGAGGCTTTGATTTATCTCAGTATCAATCTCAAATCGATTCTTTAGCTGACGCCTTTGGTGCGGAATTTGATAAAACTGGACAATTCCCAGAAAAAATAGCAAAGCAACTGTACAGTATTGTTGCTTCTACATCTGAATTACAATCTCGTGATTCTTGGGGTAATGTAATTGGTGCTGGTGGTGGTGCTGCTGGCGGTGCTGGTGGTGGTGCTGGTGGCCCCATGGCTCAGCCAGGAACTAGTGAAGCCACTGATCAGTATGCCGCTACTATGGCAAAACTAGCTCAAAAATTGGCAACTGGTAATGCCCCACCTCAAGCAGTGCTTCAATTCCTCACCGTAGTTGCTGGATGGGCATATCAAACAGATCAGCAAACATTCACTAAGTATTTTGGCAACGGCCTACTAGCCCAGAATGTTATGAAGCAGACAGGTCAAAAATCAGCAGAATCAGCGCAAACTCAGGCCACAGCCCAGCAATCTCAGCCACCAGCATAACAAGACGCTTTTTTTAGAAAAAGATAAATAAATGCAGAGAACAAAATTTGTTTTCACATTTTATCAATTTTAAGGAGAATTAAAATGGCAGGATTTTCAAGAGTAAACGGCGATGCAGGTGCCGTATTTGTATTCGACAGTGGCGCTACAGGCGTAAACGGTTCAGCAGTTGGTACTGGTGTAACAATCAACCCACAAGGCCCAGGCTTAGATTACTTCGCTATCGACTTCGGTGCTAACCTAACTAACGCTCAATTCCAGAGTGGTGGTTGCGTAGAGAGTGTTAACCGCACTATTCAGCAACTAACAACAATCGCTACATACGAAATTCAAGCTGACCAAACAGTCAGTACAGCACGTAGTAGTAAGTATGCTGTGTATCCAAAGGGTGGCACAACTGCTGCCGATCTACAAACCGCTATCCGTGCTCTAGGCACAGTTAACGGCTACGACCTAAGTGGTGCTACAGTTGCAGCTACTACATTCGGTGGTTAATCACTCGATAACTAGTTAATAGTTAGAAAGAAGCCCTGATTTTTATCGGGGCTTTTTTTCGTCTCTAAATAGAGTATGAAGATTGTTTGTACAACCCTGTTCGATATTACTAAAACAAATGCTAGTTCTAGACGAAATCGACTAGACAGTGATTTTAGCAATGATAGCCTTGCTAAGGAGCGCGGCCAGCAGACTAACTTTGAAACACTATTACAAGTGCTATCAATGCGGACTCAACCAGAAAACATCACAGATCCCGAAAAATCAATGGTACGATTAGTGGACGGAGTATGGGGATATGATTATAAAAGTAAGGCAAAAGTCCCTCAATGGCAATTCTCGTTCACGGTTGATCAAATCTCATCATACTCAGACAATATTACGGAACTAGGCGGATTACAGCGTGACTGTATCGACGTGCCTATGGTTACTAATTTGGAAGAATGGCATGGTATAATCCCTCAACTGCGAGTAGACTCTGCGATGAGAAATATCAAATTTGAGATAATCCAAGATGTACAACAAGACAATCAATGATGTTTACTCGGAGCTAAGTTCGATAGTAAGTCGGACCTACTCTAAGATAGGAAATCAGATTCTTATTAGAACTGAGCGAGGTATCGTAGTTTACAATAAATATGCTATCTTTAAGACAAAATCAGGCATAAAACTAGCGCTTAGAGACGGCCAGCAAGATGTAATGCCATTCAATAGTGCTAAAAATGCCCTCATTTGGGTACTCCTGTACCATCATAATAAAATATACGAATCTAAGCGGGTATATGAACTAGACACATTTATCTATTCTGCGGAGATAGAGGCGGAAATTCATAAACGAGGTCAAAAGACCAAAGATCCCGAGAAATACCTGATAAATTACAGTAAACATCAGACGGATGTCGCTAAGCAAAAACAATTTCTAAAAGAAATTGATAAATACTACATACTAGCACAGACGTGCCAACAACAAGGAACGAAACATGAAATTAAATGATATGAACCACAGTCGCAAAACCATAGCAGTCCGCGCCCTGCGTGAGAACTTCGAAACTAACTTAGATTTAGGCCGTATGGATCTATCTAAGACACGTAATATGCTAAAGAAAGTTCGTGGTCTAATCAGCGAATCCAAGACTAGTCAATCTAGTCACGCTCGTCATCAGAACCCAGCTTATATGAAGTTAGTAATGATGGAACAGGCTCTTGCCGGACACTATCAAGACCTACGGGTAGAGCAACGAATTATGATGGAGAACGAAGAAGTTCAAAAATCACAGGTACTACTAGCGGCACAAGATATGATCGACAGTGTACAGAAGATGATCGTTGATATCTCTAAAATGAAAGTAGAGGAACTACCAGCAGTCGTTACTGGCGTCAATAACGAAATCGGCACTAACGAAGGTTCAACCTTTGAGGGTGAAGTTCAACAAGCACTATCAACTTTAGAGGGTAGTTTGACTGCCGCTAAGCAATCTCTAACTCAAGCACTAGGCGCACTAACTGGCGACGGCGGTGGTGAATTCGGCGGTGATATGGGTGGTGAACTAGGAGGCGGCGATGAAGGAATGGGCGATATGGGTGGTGATATCGGTGGTGCCGATACTGGCGGTGATATGGGTGGTGAACTACCTGAAATGCCAGAGGAAGAGCCAGAAGAACTAGGCAATGCCGGTAGAGGAATGAGATAATCGTGAGACTCTACGAGTTCGAAGATGATTTCAGCCAAGACGATCCACTTAGAGTAGCAACAACAGCCGCTCTAAGTAGAATCAAAGCTGATATCGAAGACAGCGGCTACAAGGGCGAATACAAAGTAAAATCTTTGCTATCTGCGCTCTCCAAGTCAGGCGTCAATCTAACACACGAACAACTAATCAAAGTCAGTAAGCAAGCACCCTGGAGTAATCTAATCGCTAACATCAAGGGCGACCGAGTTATCTTTAAGGGTGATCCCGACAGTGATACTTCTAACACTGAACCAGATGATACTACTGATACCATGAAAAAGATGGCAGATAGAAGTAAATCAAAACACTCTGATGAACTAAAATAACGAATGGACCCACTGGGTCCATTATCTATTGTGCTCTTACAAATCTATGATACAATAGTACAATATGTACATTCCCAAATTTGACTACAAACCACTTACCAGAGAAAACGTAAACGGCAAACGACTCTACGCTACACCAGACGGTCGGGCACTACCGTCAGTAACGACAATCTTAGACGCTACTAAAACAGAAGAAAGCAAACGAGCACTCATGGAGTGGCGAAATGCGGTAGGTCACAAACGAGCACAAGAAATCACAACCGCCGCGGCCAATCGTGGTACTCGCATGCACACTTACTTAGAGAAGTATATCAAAGAGGGCGCAGTCCCCGCTCGTGCTAGTAACCCTTTCTCTTGGGCTAGTCATGCTATGGCACATGAAGTGGTTAAAGAGGGTTTAGTTCACGTAAATGAATTCTGGGGAGTAGAGGTACCTCTGTACTTTCCAGGCGTTTATGCTGGTACTACCGATTGTGTTGGTGTACATCGTAATGATGAGTCTATTCTCGACTTCAAGCAGTCTAATAAACCCAAGACTCGTGAACGAGTACAAGACTATTTCCTACAATTATGTGCTTATGCTGAGGCCCATAACGAACTACACGGAACCAACATTCGAAAAGGTGTTATCTTAATGTGTGTTCAGCCCAAAGTAGACGATAAATTTACCATCTTAGAAGCTCCGCAGTACCTGGAATTTATCTTAGAGGGCGCCGAATTCGAACACTATAGAAACATGTGGTGGCGTAGACTAGAGGAATATTATACTAAATTTGGGTGAGTTGTAAGCCTTCGAGTTTAGATAAATACCATATCTACTCGATTGTAATACAACCATGGCAATTACCCAATACTCAAAAATCATCAACAGAACCGGCAACATCGCTGACTTACCACAGCTTGCTCCTGGTGAAATCGGCTATGCGACAGACGCTAAGCGATTATTCATCGGCAACGAATCCAGCGGTGAATCCAGTACAGTACCCGATAATACTGAAATCCTCACTGCTTTTAGTAAAAGTGCGGCAGCCGGCTCAAACACACAAGTTCAGTTCAATGAACAAGGTGGTCTAGGAGCCAGAACCGACTTTACCTATGACTATTCGAATACAGTTCAACTACTAAGCGCTCCTAACATCGCAATCGCTAATACAGCTAGTATCGGTAACAGTACAGTTCATAACGCTAATTCTATTCTACAGGTCTACGGTGGTGCTAACATTTATGGTGAGTTGTATGTAACCGGTAATGCTATCTTTACAGACACTCAAACCCTACAGGTAGCTGACCCTGTTATTCAAATTGGTTACGGTAATGCTATCTCTAGTACAGATCGTGGTATGTTGATGTATTACACTGACCCTAACGCAAATACGGTAACTAACGTTCAGTTCTTTGGATACTTACCAAACGGCAGTAGTAGTAGAGTGAACATTGCCAATACTTTCACCATGGGCGAACTCGCTAAGATTGGTGTAGAAGCTAACGCATACACATCCAATGGTGATTCCAATAACGTAACAATTCAAAACTTTGCTAAGACGATTATGGGTAACTTAGTCCTAGCAGAAGCGACTAAGGCCAATGCCGGCACAGCAGTAACTGATTATGGCATCAAATACGGCAGCGATAATACCTTTATGGTCACTCGTCGAATAATCAACGACAAGAGTAGTATCGAAATAATGCCTAGTGGTACCACTGTTGTTGGTAATACTGCTAACACTGTTACTCCAACGCAAGCTATTTACAGTAACATATTCCCTAACATTGTTGATACTAAGGGCAGTTTCGTCAGTCCTAATGGCGGCTATGGTAACGGCACTATTGTATTCAATGTCGATGGTATCTCTAATGTCCTGTTGTTGAGTAATGTAACGCCTACCTACAATAACTCTGTTACTGATTTATCTAACACTAGTGTAGTCAATGAATATTACAACGGCAACACTTACACTGCCAATAAAGGCGGATTGAACTTGATGTCTCATACTGAGATAAACGGCAATGTGTACATTCAACGTGTTAATGGTAATCTTGTACCATCTATCGATGGCAGTGATGGCGTAGATGGTTGGGACTTAGGTAGTGATCGTCTAAGATGGCGCGACTTGTATCTAAGCGGCAACTCAATCTACTTGGGTAATAGCGGCACTAGCGGTAATACAAGTGCTAAGATCACTGTTGCTAACACTAACGCTAATGGAGCAAACGTCACATCAATGTTGTTCCGTTCACCAGATGGTGCTAACTACACTCTATTCAAAGAGAACGGATACAGTGTAATCAACTTGTTCAATAACACTGACCCAGGCGGCTCAAACACAACGGTGTCTATTGTTGGTAATGGTACAATCATTACGTCTAATGCGGCTAGTAATACAACAGTTACTACATATGCTAACGGTACAGTTGTATCATCTAAAAAGGACAGTGTTAACGGCAATACAGAAGTAGTTTTACAAGCAAGTGGTACACTAGCGACCAACTTGTACTACGCTAACGGTGACGTAAAGAGTAATACGGTCATATCATCAAATGGTGGTCTAGCTGTAAATATTTCTACTGGTAATCTAGATGCTAACGGTAATATCGTGTATGAGAGTACTAAGGTAAGTGGCGGTACAATCGAAATAACAGGCACTGTAAAGAGTACTAGTGGTGCCTTAAACGATATCACTGGTAACATGAGTATTGCTGGTTGGGCCAATGTAGCTAACGGTATTGTATTAGGTGCTAATAATACAGGCACTAACGTACTCATTAGAAGTCAGAATATCGTAACTGACAGTGATACAACAAATCTATTCACTAATACTAGTGTTGATATTGGTCTCACTACCTACGCAATTACTGGACCAAACACAGTAAACTTCGCAGATGCTGCCAATACTGTTAGAATGTCTGCTAATACAGCAGATGGCACTACTACAATAGGTAGTGGTGTAGTTGTTGGTATGCAACCTACACAATTCTTGTGGAACGCAACAGCAACAGCTATCAATTTCGGTAATGCGGCAGTTACAGTAAAAATCGGTAGTAATGCGGCATCTACAACTACCACGATAGGTAGTGCTACCGTTGTTGGTGAGCGCACTACACAAAACTTGTGGAATACTACAGCGACAATAGTTAACGCATGGGGCGCCGCCTCTACAATGAACGTAGGTAACGGCAACTCAACTCTAAATCTATTAGCAAGTACGATTGTTGGTAACGCTACTCAAACTACACAGAACTTGTGGGATGCTAATGCTAGAACAGTAAACATGTTTGGCTCAGTTGATACGATGAATGTAGGTAATGCTAACTCAACGATCAACTTGCGTAGCAACACTATTGTGGGCACGATAAATCAAACAGAAATCAATCTATGGAATGCTAACTCGAACACAATAAACATGTTCGGTGAAGCAAATACTATTAACATTGGCTATGACGATCCAGGCGCTATCACTACCCTACGCAGTCCTACACTAGTAGGCAACAATAGTACACAGAACGTCTACAATACAACAGCTACAACTGTAAATGCTTTTGGTGATGCTAAGAACATTACTATGGGTAATACTACGGCCGCTACAACTATTACACTTCGTGCTAACAGTTATGTAACTGACCGTGCTACTATCTCATTATTCAATACAACAGCGACCACAGTGAACATGCTTGGTGACGCTAACGTAATCAATATCGGCAAGAACCCAGGCACAACTACGCTACGTAGTAACGTTGTTGTGGGTGCGAATTCAACACAAGACTTGTGGAACACTATCGCTACCACAATCAACTTCGGTAATGCTGCCAATACTATCAATATGGGTAACGCAAACAGTACTCTCAACTTACGAGCAAGTACTATTGTCGGACCTAGCACACAAACTACACAGAACTTGTGGGACGCTAACGCTAACGTAGTTAACTTTATCAGCGCGGCAGCAAATGCTAATATTGCTAAAACAGCATACAACATCAATATGTTTAGTGCGGCAACTAGCGACCAAACTGCTAACTTACTAAACGTTACCGGTAGTCAAACACTCAAGTTCTCTACTGCTACAGTTAATCAAACTGCTAACGCATTCTATGCTGGCGGCACCCAGGACGCTAACGTAATAACAACAGCAGGCGATCAGACAGCTAATGTTATTATTACTACTGCGGGCATACAAACTAGTAACGTATTGTACAGTAGTGGCACACAGACCTTGAAGTTAGGCACTACTGCCAGTACTCAGACAGCAAACGTCTTGTACAGTTCATCTAACATGACGTTAGATTTCGCAAGAACTGCGGCCAACTTAACTGCTAACGCATTCTATTCTGCTACAACTCAAACACTAAACTTGGGTCGTGCTGGTACTAATCAAACTACCAACGTCTTATCAGCAGGCGGCACACAGGATGCTAACGTAATCACTAGTGCGGGTAATCAAACAGCTAACATCGCTATCACAACTGGTGGCACACAAACAGCAAACGTTCTGTGGTCTAGTGGTACACAGTCGTTAACTATTGCTACAAGTTCAAGTACACAAAATGCTAATATATTCTATTCAGTTAGTAATCAAAACATAAACGCATTTGCGGCAACTAGTGGCACACAAACTGCTAATATCTTGTACAGTAGTGGCGCACAATCACTAACATTAGGTACGACTACTAATATCTTGACTGCTAACCTATTCTACAGTAGTGGCAATCAAACAGTAAATATGAGCAGAACAGCAGCCAATATGACTGCTAATCTATTCTATGCCGCTACTACTCTAACTGCCGATGTTCTACGTAGTGGCACAAATCAAACCTCTAACGTAATTGATGCCGGAGGTACGCTAGATGCTAACGTAGTCACTAGTGCTGGTAATCAAACTGCTAACATCGCAATATCTACTGGCGGAACACAAGACAGTAATGTACTATATAGCAGTGGCGCACAAACACTAAAGTTAGGAACAACTGGTTCTACACAGACAGCAAACATCTTATATAGTACCGGCGCTCAAACGCTAGACGCAATGAGAACTGCTTCCACTCAGGGTGCCAACATTATCTATAGTGGTGGTGCTCAGACATTAAAACTAGCAACTACAGGTAGTACTCAAACAGCAAACGTTTTAACTGCGGCTGGTAATCAGGACGTTAACGTTGCCATCACAACTAGTGGCACACAAACTGCTAACTTGTTAATTAACAGTGGCGGCGGCACACAAACAGTCAACATGGTCAACACTAGTGGCACACAGACTGTTAACTTTGCTACAACTAGTACAGCATCTAGTACATACAACATCGCAACTGGTGCTACTGGTAGTGGCAATACTAAGACGATCAACTTCGGTATAGGTGCGCTAGGCAATACTACTAACATGAACATGGGTAGTAACAGCGGTACCATGATGATTAATACACCAACTGTTGTTGGTACACAATCAACACAGAACCTATGGAACGCCAACGCAACGACTGTTAACTTTGCTGGCGTAGCAACAGCAATCAACGTTGGTGCTACCAGCGGTACTGTTACAATCAACAACCCAACCATAGTAGGCACACAAACGACACAGAACCTATGGAATGCGACAGCGACTACTGTTAACTTAGCAGGTGCTGCCACAGCAATCAACATGGGCGCGTCAACTGGTACAGTTACTATTAGTAACCCAACTGTTGTTGGTGTGAACACTACGCAGAACTTGTGGAACTCAACTGCCACTACTATTAACTTAGGTGGCAGCGCAACTGCTATTAACATGGGTGCTACAAGTGGTACAGTTACTATTCAGAACCCAACAGTTGTCGGTACACAACTAACACAAAACTTGTGGAACTCAACCGCTACTACAATTAACTTTGCTGGCGCGGCAACAGCACTAAACATCGGCGCATCAAGTGGCACAACCACAGTAAACAATGATGTATCTATTAAGGGTAGTGTAACTCTGGGTGATAGTAATACTGATAACGTGGTGTTCAACGCAGATGTTAACAGTAGTATCATACCTAACAGTGATGTATCATATGACTTAGGTTCATCGGGTCAACAATGGCGCACTTTCTATGTTAGAGATTTGACCTTGTCTGGTGACGTAGCAGTAAACGGCGGTGACATCACAACAACTTCCGGCACCTTTAACTTAATCAACGGCACTGCTACAACTGTAAACTTCGCCGGCGCAGCCTCATCACTAAACATGGGCTCATCTAGTGGCACCTTAACTATCAACAACCCAACTGTTGTTGGCGTCAACGGAACTCAGAACCTATGGAACTCAACCGCTACTACAATTAACTTTGGCGGCTCAGCGTCTATCAATATGAGTGCCAGTGGTAAGACTACGGCTATCGCTGGTGCGGCAACAGTAGCCCAAACTCTAGGCGTTACTGGTGCTACAACACTATCATCGTCATTAACGGTTAACGGCGCGGCCCAAATCAACAACACACTAACTGCCACTGGTGCTACTAACTTACAATCTACACTAGCAGTAACTAGTGCGGCTACTCTAAGCAGTACTTTAGCAGTCAGCGGAACAACAACATTGAGTGGCGCAACTACAGTTAACAACTCACTAACAGTTCAGAACGGCCAAACCCTTACTACTAATTCCATCGCGGCTGGTGGTGGTAGTGGTACAATAAGTGGTGTGTGGACACTAGCCGGTGGCGCAAGATTCCAAGCAACATACGCTGACTTGGCCGAACGCTATGTAAGTGATGAACCTTATGAGCCAGGTACCGTACTAATGATCGGCGGTGAGCGAGAAGTAACACTAGCAACACTCAAGGGCAAACACAGACTTGCCGGTATCGTATCTACTAACCCAGCATATGTTCTAAACGCTATGTCGCAAGATAGTGTTATCATCGGTCTTGCTGGTCGTGTGCCGTGTTTCGTTGTAGGAAATATCGAGAAGGGCGATATGCTCACAATCAGTGCTATCCCAGGTGTAGCAACCAGCACTAGTGAGCCTATTGCCGTAATCGGTAGAGCGCTCGAAAACTACAACAGCGAACAAGTAGGCGTAATAGAAGTTATGATAGGAAGAGCATAATGGCAGCAAACGGTATATCAACCCTAGCAACAAAGCAGTTAAAGCAAGTAGCAAAACTAAATCTTGCTAAGACGGATCGTGCGGCCGACGGCCGACCTTCCACGCTCACTATCAACGAACTACCAACCAAGTACAGCGGCGACACTATTGTAGAGAACAGTCATCCCAGTGGTCTCACACTAGGTCGCCCCTGGTCATAACATTCCGAACACCTATACTCTACCGTGATAAGTAGAGTATGAACCCGTTTCAGTTACCCTTTCACGAGCGCCTACATCAGTGGCGTCACCTCAGACACTCAAAAGACAATCTCACACGAGAACAGTTTATCATCGAAGTAGACCGATGGTGGCAACAAGCACCCCTAGTTAGACAACACCTACATTGGAACGACCAAGAAAATTGGACGGACCCATGGACTATGTTATCCGAAAACACATATTGCCCATTGACAAGAGCAATAGGTATGATATACTCATTAATACTGTGTGGAATCGATGATGTAGAACTCTTAATAGCTACTGATTCAACCTGCGAAGAACACTACTTAGTCACAGTTGACCGCGCAAAATATACGCTTAACTATTGGCCAAATTCCGTGCTAAGTACTACTCTCGCCGAATTCACTGTCGTTAGGTCTGTGCCTATCGATTCCATCTTTAAGAGAATAAAATAAAACAATGATAATTAATGTAATTAAACGTGATGGCCAAAAAGCCCCCTTAGACATCTCAAAAATCCAACGACAAGTACGCAACTGTTGCGCAGGTATAGACGGCGTATCACCTTCAATGATTGAGCTCCGAGCGCAAATTCAGTTTGTTGATGGAATGACCACCGAAACTATCGACAAGCTACTGCTACAAGCTATGGTCGGCCTCATTGACGAGACTGAGAACCCAGAAGTAAACAACGTAAACTATCAGTACGTAGCAGGTCGCCAGCGTTCAAGTATGCTACGCAAGCAAGTGTATGGTGGTTATGAGCCACGCTCACTGTACTCAATCGTAGAACAAAACGTAAGAGACGGGATGTATACACCAGAATTACTCACGTGGTATACAAAAGAAGAGTGGGATATCATCGACCTATTCTTAGACCACTCAAAAGACGAGAAGTACAGTTACGCAGCCATCGAACAACTATGCGAAAAATATCTAGTACAAAATCGTAGTACAGGCAAAATCTACGAAACACCTCAAATTCGCTACGCAGTAGCAGCCGCAACAGCATTCCATAATGAAGACCAAAAAATCAGACTCAAACTTGTTAAAGACTATTACGAGTGCGCCAGTGATGGCCACTTTACACTCGCTACTCCCGTCCTTGCTGGGCTCGGCACTACTACTAAGCAGTTCAGTAGTTGTGTTCTTATTTCCGCAGACGATACACTGGATAGCATTTTCGCCGCTGGTGAGATGATGGCCAAGTATGCTAGCAAACGTGCTGGCATCGGCTTAGAGATCGGTCGTATACGTCCACTAGGCTCACCTATTCGAAACGGTGAAATCAAACACACGGGTCTTATCCCATTCTTAAAGAAGTGGTTCGGTGATCTACGTAGTTGTTCACAGGGTGGCATTCGTAACGCATCGTGTACAGTGTATCTACCAATCTGGCACTATCAGTTCGACGACTTCATCGTACTAAAGAACAATCAAGGTACAGATGAAACTCGTGTACGTCAGATGGACTACTCGGTAGTTGTCTCTAAACTATTCTGGAGACGATACAAAGACGGCGGCAACATTACTATGTTCGACCCACATGAAGTGCCAGACTTGTATGAAGCATACTATCGTAACTCAAAACAGTTCGAAGAACTCTACATCAAGTATGAACGGGATGGCTCTAAGAAAAAGAAAGTCTTATCAGCAGAAGAAGTATTCAAGAACGGTATTCTCAAAGAGCGTACAGACACTGGTCGTATCTACATCGTCAATATCGACAACGTAATCAATCAAGGCCCATTTGATACAGAACTCAACCCTATCTACATGAGTAATCTATGTAGTGAAATTCTACTACCTACTAAGCCATTTCAGCGCTTAGAAGATGACCGTGGTCGTATCGCACTATGTACACTAGGCTCAATCAACATGGGTATCGGTCGTAACCCACAAGAAGTCAAGAAGGCGTGTCGTGTACTAGTTCGCTCACTGAGTAACTTACTATCATACCAAGACTTCTTATCAGTACAGAGTAAACTAGCTAACGGTGACTTCGAGCCACTAGGTGTAGGCGTTACTAACTTAGCATACTGGCATGCACGCAGAGGTTACAAGTACGGTTCACCAGAAGCACTAGCAGAGTTGAAGCGTTGGATGGAACACATTGCGTACTATCTAACAGAAGCAAGTGTAGAACTAGCAGAAGAACGTGGTGCTTGTCTCAAGTCAGCAGACACGTGGTACGGCCGAGGTGTATTCCCATGGGAGCGCCGTGCTGAAGGCGTAAATGAACTTACTGACTTCACCCCTTCAATGGATTGGGAACCACTACGCCAACGTATGAAAGTAAGTGGCATTCGTAATGCTACACTAATGGCCGTGGCACCGGTCGAGTCCAGCTCAGTTGTGTTAAACTCCACCAACGGAATTGAAATGCCGATGGAATTGATTTCTGTTAAGGAATCGAAAGCTGGATCGTTTGTACAAGTCGTGCCAGAGTACAAACGTCTAAAGAATCGCTATCAGTTAATGTGGGAGCAAGAAGACTGCTTAGACTACTTAAAGACAGCATCAGTTATCGCTGCCTATGTAGATCAAAGTATTTCTACAAACACATTCTACAACCCTGCTAACTACGAGGGCGGTAAAGTGCCAGGCACTATCATCGCTAAGAACTTAATGATGGGTGTACACTGGGGCTTGAAGACTTACTACTACTCACTAATCAACAAAGTAGGCGCAAAAGCTGGCCTCAGGACAGAAGAAAACGTCATTCAATTCCAACCACCAGTTGTACTTGAAGATGCTGACGACTGTGAGGCGTGTAAGCTGTAAATGGTACAGCACTCTATTGACAATACAATAGAGTGTGCTAAAATGTATTATGAACTACGGTAAGATTTACAACTCCCTCGTCGAGAGGGGTAAGAATAGAATACTTGAAACATACACTGAGAAACATCACATTGTGCCTAAGTGTATGAATGGCGATGACTCTGTTGAAAATCTAGTGTATCTCACTCCAGAAGAACACTACGTAGCACATCAACTTTTAGTGAAGATGTATCCGGACAATATATCTCTGAAACGTGCTATGGCTTACATGACAGTAAACAGTAACACTACTAAAAGAAACAATAAGATGTTTGGATGGGTAAGAAGACAATCAGCGTATGCTATGTCAGTGACTATGAAAGAGTATATAGAAAATAACGGACATCCTAGAGGAATGAAGGGCAAGACGAATTCTATTGAATCTAATAGAAAAAGAAGTATCTCAATGAAGGGTAGACCATCTCATGCTAAGGGAAAGCCGAATCATAAATTATCATTGAGTAAAAAGGGAAAATCGGCGCCGAAATTGATAACTAGAATACATGATAGAAAAGAAATGGATATTCAAAATTTTACTATTTGGTGTAATATTCAAGATAGACCGGATCTACAAAAAGAAAGAAACATAAGAAGAGGATTATCACAGAGAGGAAAGATACAGATTCAAGAACAGGTTGAATGTCCTCATTGTAATAAAATAGGTGGCAGTTCAGTAATGAAAAGATGGCATTTTGAAAATTGTAAAAAGAAAGAAACAATATGAGTAAAGACAGTTATGATTTGAGCGCACAGCCGAATTATCTAAGTAGAAAAATGTTCTTAGATGGCACAGTAACAGTACAACGTTTTGAAGAATTTCGTTATCCCAAGATAGCAAAATTTGAAGAAACTCAGCGAGGATTTTTCTGGGTACCGGAAGAAATCTCTTTGACTAAAGATAAGATGGATCACAAGGAAGCAACAGAAGCAGTCAAGCACATCTTCACTAGTAATCTGCTTCGCCAGACTGCTTTAGATTCGATTCAAGGCCGCGCCCCAGTTCAAATTTTTAGTCCCGTAGTTAGTATTCCTGAATTAGAAGCACTGGTTTCAATCTGGTCAATGTTTGAAACGAACATTCACTCTAAGTCGTACTCACATATTATTCGTAATGTGTATGGAGTGCCGAAGGATGTATTTTCTAAAATTCACGACACTAAAGAAATTGTAGACATGGCAGCTAGTGTTGGCAAGCACTATGACCACTTACACAAAATCAACTGTCAGCATGAACTAGGCAAGATGCCTGATATCACTACTGACCCACAAGCACAACGTGAGTACATCAAAGCAATCTGGATGGCTCTACACGCCTCTTACGCACTAGAAGCACTCCGCTTCATGGTATCATTCGCTACTTCACTAGCAATGGTAGAGAACAAAATCTACATCGGCAACGGTAACATTATCTCTCTCATTCTACAAGACGAACTACTACACACAGAGTGGACAGCATGGCTAATCAACAACGTAGTCAAAGATGATCCACGATTCGCCGCTATCGTAGATGAATGTGCTGCCGAAGTCTATGCCTTATACGAAGAAGTAATCGCAGAAGAAAAGAGGTGGGCAGACTACTTATTCATCAAGGGCCCGGTCATTGGCTTAAACGCAGAAATCTTAAAAGAGTTCGTAGACTTCACAGCATTCACCAGACTCAAAGATATCGGCATTCGTTATCAAGGCAGTCATCCCAAGACAACACCAATCCCATGGTTCAACAAGCACGTGAACATTGGTAAGAAGCAAAGTGCTCTACAAGAGACTGAATCAACTAACTATGTTATCGGAGTAATGTCCGATACAGTTGACAAAGAACTACTACCTGAACTATAATAGGAGAACACAATGAAAGTAACAGGAAAATATAACGCATATATGAACGAGAAGAATACTGAACACACCCCAGTAGGCAAAGAGATGCTCTCTGCCCTTCAACAATTCAAAAAAATAGAAGAGAAGAATAGGTGTGTGAGAGTTAGATTCTTAGACTGGCTATCACTAAAACTGATTGACTGGTCAAAGAAAACAAAAGAAATGGCAGAACGAATCGATAACCCATGCGCTATCAAGCTGCCACAACAAAAAGATACACGACCATACTGGAAGGAAAAAGTAAAATGATCAAAGTATACGGTAAACCACAGTGCCCGTTTTGCGACCAAGCAAAAGCACTCCTAGAGAATAAAGGTGTCGCATATGAATATATCGACATTACACAGAAACCCGAAGCCCGCGAAATGCTGGTAGAGTCTGGGTTCCGTAGTGTGCCACAAATTTATAACGGCACAACACACATCCCCGGCGGCTATCAAGGTTTAGCAGGTATGTCAGAAGAAGAATTTAACACAAAGGTAAAGCAATGAAATTCGACACAAACACAGTATATACAATCAAACTCAACTCAGGTGAAGAATTAATCACTAAGATTTTGGGTGAAGAAGATGGCTTCATCACAATCGAAGAACCAGTGTCTATCGCACCAACCCAGAAGGGCATGCAGTTCGTACCAAGTATGTTTACGTCAGAAGCCAAGGCTGAGGCCAGACTAAATACTAGTAGTATCGCTATGTATTCCATTACTGATGATAGTATCAAAATGAAGTACATTGAAATGACAACTGGTATTCAAGTACCAGACAAGCAAATAGTATTAGGATAATCGATGGCAGGTGTAAGCAGAGTTGGAGACAAGAATCAGGAAGGCGGCGCAATTATGCGCGGTGCCAGTTCGGTATTCGTCAATGGTAAACCAATCGGCTTACACGTTAGTCAAATCACGCCTCATGCTCCGTGGGGCAAGCCGCATCCACCACATGATGCTGCCGTGACAACAGACGGTAGTCCTACTATCATGGTAGAGGGTGTGCCAGTACTACGTATCGGTAGTGGCAACAGTTGCGGTCATAGTATCGTTGAAGGCAGTGGAGACGTTTTCGTACCATGAGTTTTTCAGGCAAGTTCACTCCCCTTCAACTAAATGCGCTCGGTGCTCTCAAGGGCTCAGCCACTAGTACCGGAGATCCTCAGGGTTTTAGATTGAATCCTACCTCTACTGGTTACCATGGTACTTGGAAGCCAAGTGGTTACAGTAATGGTTCACTAATATCTAATTCTTCTCTAAGTACGCTACACACAGCAGTAAAGAATATCTATACTGCGGCTACTTCAGATACATCACTACTAGTAGCATATCGCAAACTATTAAAGATGGGCAATGCCTGTCCGGCACTAACGAATACAAGACCCGCAACATTCAAACCAACATACGCTGGTTATGGTAGTTGGTCAAACGGCACGAAAGTTGAAGACAACTATCCTCCTCGTAATTATCCGATAACAGATTCTTCACAGACGGTCGGTGATTATAGTTATATCCGCACAAATAAAGGCGATTACGCATGGATTACTGGATGGCCCGGCAACAATAGTTGGCAACAAAGTACTGATACATATAAGGCAGCTTACTTGCCTAGCACAGCAGATGCCCCCACTCTAACAGATTACGATGAATATTTTAGTGACGGGTTCATTGCCACTATCGCTAGGCAAGCATATTATGAAATGTGGAGCGGTCAGTTCAATCAATATCAGTTGATAGTAAATACAACAGGACAGACATTCGGCTTCAAGACAACAGAGAATAAGAATATTGGTAGTTTAGTATCATCTAAAACATTCATGAGTGGAACATTCAGTTCAATTAACGATGTAAGTACTGGTGATATTTCTGGTGTATCTCTGGCTTTTCGCACATGGGGTAGCGATCTATTGAACTTAGGTCGTGCTATCGATTTAAAAAATATACATCGATTCGGCTTACCAAGTGTGTTATTAGGAGTATTACAGTCTAATAACGTATCTACTGCAACAAAAGCAGTTGATATGTCCCTGTTATTAGCAGGACTATCAACACAGGAAATTATTGAAATCAAGACTCCTGGTTATACGCCAACAAAAGAACAAGAACAAAAAATCTATAAGGCATTTACATACGTAACTAATGAGAATGGCGGCACTGATCTATCGAGTGTCTTAACTCAACTGAATTGTACAACATCAGGAATAACAACTTTAGCAGATTTATTGAACCCTAAGAAATTATTCCCTAATAGTCTAAACACACTAACAGTACCGAAGTATAATATTGATAGAGATATTTCAACAAGTGGTAAAATCTACTATTTTATCTATGTTGGAGGCACGACTAATGCCCAACAACTAGCGCAGTTCAAGCAATATTATACTGTTGATTTAGATGGTATAATGTCAGAAGAAATTGCCCTAGCGTGTGGCGCATTCTCTATGTCAATGCAACAAATCAAAAACATCAGAATCATGGATATTGAAAAGTTCGCACCAGTTGTTGCTAACTTAGAAGTGCCTAGTAAAAATCTAGCATTAGTAAATCAACCTAATGGTTCAGCAGTTGACACTACATTAGTATCAAATACATTGAGTAAACAAGCGTTAGGTAGCGGCAACAATGGCACATACAGACAATGCGATTTCATGGGAGCCGCCGCGGGATATCCGTATACTAACTGGTATGCTAGTATACAAACGTTGATTACTAAGTTGATGTCTACTACTCTTAGTGGCTACTATACTCAGTTATTGAGTGCTACTACATCAACAGCAATAAATGCGTTGATTACTAACATCGAAACAGAAATCACAAATATCACTAGTAGATATCCCTCAGAAGTAGCAGAGTTGAACTATCTATGGTCAGCGATAGGTAGACAATTAATGATAGAGCAAAGAGCACTACCACTCACGATAAAAGATCCATCTTCATCTATCTCCACGGTTACTAGTAATGATGTAGATATGTTTATGTCACAACTAGAAAAGTTCGCAACTGATAATGGTGATGGCCAAACTTCCACTGTACTTACTAATATAAGTGATACTGATGTAATAGGCGGACAGAGCCTAGTGGCAGCACTCAGAGAGGCTCGAAACTCTGTTCGTCTAGGCTTAGTCGGTGGCGAACTACAAAACAATATTCAAAACTATATTGATCCATGTACAGCTAGCGCCACTGCTACTGTTAGAGGTGGGTCAATCATTCAAGTAACTGTTACTAATCCTAGTAACGGATACAATGCTGCCAACTTGCCTACGATTACTGTATACCCAGTGAACGTAAAGCGACAAGCAGTTTTAGTACCGGTACTTGCTGGGGGCGGCATCGCTTCTATCAGTATCGTTGATGGTGGTGATGGATACACACAAGATGTTATTCACATTGAGATTGAAGAGCCACCTCAGTGTCAGTATACGAACTTACCACAACAATCGTATCTGGACACACCACACAGCCAACTGATGTCACCAGAATTGACTGCCGCAGATGACGCAAGTATGACTGCCGCAGAAGCAATCGATTCTGTTACTACATGTAATTGTGACTGTTGGACATAAGATAAATTTATCTTATCGGTCATTATGAGTGACCTAACAATTAGAAAAGGAGTATAATCATGCTGATGAAAAATCGCATAGTAGTATTCTTGTGTCTAACACTCATTTCGCTACTGATAGCGATTAAGTTAGTCCCAGAAGAACAGGTAGCAGAAGAAGTAATTCCTGAACCTGTAAAGAAGGTTGTAAGTGCTAAACAAATTCAATGCCTAGCAACAGCAATTTATTATGAAGCATCCCGTGAACCATTCATGGGCCAAGTAGCAGTAGCTCGTGTAGTAGTCAATAGAACTATTCACGGCTTCGCTGAATCACCATGTAGCGTAGTTTATCAAACAACAACAGTAAAAGACAGCGATGGTGATATCGTATCACGCTTGTGTCAATTCTCATGGGTATGTGAAGGATTTGGTATACCGAATCAAAACAACGCTCGTTATCGTCGTGCCCTAGAAATAGCACAACAAGTATTAGAGCAAGATAAATGGAGCGATCTGCTACCAGACAACGTGTTGTTCTTTCATTCTACTAGTGTTAATCCACAATGGGTCTACAAAAAGTTCACTACAATCGGCAATCATGTGTTCTACGCAAAAGGCCGACAAAAGATCCAAAACGACTTGACAACCGCACAAAAATAAAGTACACTACTCTATTAGGAGAAATATTTTATGAGCAAGGGTTCACGACCACGTCCGTTAAGCATCCCAGTATCTCAGTACAACGAGAATATGGATGCTATCTTCGGTAAGAAGCCTCCGCGTCCACAGTGGGTGCCGCCACCATTACCCGAAGACCTGAAATCGGATTCTAAAGATGGTAATGTCAAGCAGTCCTGAGCGTCATACCTTTCAGCGTGACGCTTACATAAACAGATGCGAAGCGGATGGTAAAGAACCGTCCGAAGCGTATCTGGATATGTTCGACCGAATTCTTGAAGAGAACAGACGCCGTATGTTAGAAGTTGACGATAACTCCCTAGAATATCATCTACGCACTACTGAGTGGATCCTACAGAAGGTCAGAGCGAGTGAAGTGTACTCACAGAACTTGTATGCTGCCATGTGTAACAATCAATTTCTGCGACTTGAGACAATACCTATTCTAAAAGATGAATATTGGAGTTGTAGTTGGCGCTATGCCGGCGGCATCATTGCTGATATGCGACAAGAGGGTGATTACATCGATTGGTACTGTAGCGGCATCAGAGGTCCACATGAGGGCTCAGATGGTTTTGTCGCCGAGAGTGTAGTAACATCAGAGATTTATGAAGACCTACTAAAGCTAGGCTGGAAAACAATCACCGATGAAAATACACCAGATACATAACTTACGTGATGTTAGTATTCGTAGTATGTTAGTTGACGAGTTCTCTGCGATTACAGACGAGAACATCATCAAGAACTATCACCCTGACTACTGCGACAACACTGCTAACATCTTTCACATCTTAGATACTAGTGACAGATACAAACGTGGTTGCTACTATGTAGTAGAGAATGATGGCGAGTTCGTATGTAGTGCTGGCTGGAATGAGTACGGCTTAGATAACACTATCGCTCTAGCACTTACTCGTGCGTATGTAGCGCCCAAGTACCGCGGCACATTCCCAATGGCCGAACATATCCTGCCGCAAATCATAGAAGCGACAGCTAAGTATCGTGAGGTACTCATTACGGTCAATGATTACAACGCAACTATGTATCAGGCGTTCGTCAGGGCACATGAAGGTAAACACAACACATGGCCAGAAGTCTATGGAAAATTTAAGCCAGCGGGTATTCGCTCTATATACTACACACAACAATACGTAGCGAAACTAGAACGATGAACTTTACCCACAACAATCACCTCAAGTACTACATAGGCAATAGACTATGCGGATTCAGAATGGATGGCCTAGAGCCATACAAGGTCACAGTGGGTAGCGTTGACCCCCATCAGTATCGCAAAGGTTCATACAAGGGTGAGTTGATGCGTACAGCAGAACTAATCAGACAGGACTACGGTCGTGATTTAGTATTGATGTTGAGTGGCGGCACAGACAGCGAGATTGTTCTACGTAGCTTCTTACAGACCGGCTACACACCACGATGCGTGATGATTCGATTCAAAGACGACTACAATGATATCGATGTAGCAGAAGCAATCGAATTGTGTGACCAGCTGAATGTGCCTCTAGAGTTCGTAGACTTTGATGTAAAAGACTTTCTCTACAGTGGTGAGGCCGCCCACTTCGGTAATCAACTACAGTGCACGCAGATTACCTACTTGATGGTTTATCATACGATTATGAAGTTAGGTATGCCAGCAGTTATGGGCGGTGAAGTACTACTCAGACGCAACATAAACACCAATCCATCATCATGGTACTACTGCTTCCGTGAGAACGAAGACGCTAGTGCTATGCGCTTCACTAACACGTTCGGTATACCGCTAGTAAACGAGTATTTCAGCTACACCCCAGAGTTGTTACTACACTACTTAGAGCGCCCAGAGATTAAAGAGTTGGTCAGTAACAGAATGAACTATAAATTGGCTAGTGTTAGTAGTAAAAATGCTATCTTAAAGAAACTGGTACCCGAGATTATGGTCAGAAAGAAGACTCATGGCTTCGAGAAGCTAATTGCCTTCAACTTTGAAGCATACCGAACACTAACCTCACAACAAATTCTACGACTAGAGCCTAGTTTAGACGGCATAGAATTCAATACAATACTCAAGCAGTTGAGAAGTACACTATGAACATTATAAAATTGACACCAGACAACGCCGAGCAACTAAAAAACTTGTTTACTCAGAGAAAATACATGGGAGTTGACCTACAGACTAACTTCTTTGTGAACCAAGACGTTCACGGAGCAGTTGAGCGAGTACTGTATGAAAACTTCTGTAACACCTACCTCTCAGACAGAAAGAATCATCATGCTATCGGCTACCTCAACGATGAGGGACAGGTAACAACAGCATTAGGCTTCTATGAGGGCACAGATGACGCTAGTTGGTACTGGAATCAAATTCGTACTACGGGTGATAATGCCAGTGAAATCAAACAGGTACTAGACGAAGCAATCAAGTTCAATGAAGCAAGTGGTAGATTGAAGTTCTACAGTATGTTCCCCCTACAATATCGCAAGGTCTATCGTAGATTAGCGTTCTCTAAGTGGGCTAGTGAGCGATACGATTCGTTCGACGAGTTCTATGTACCTGCCAAACATCAGTGTAAGTTTACGCTACCATGGCAAATCATGTTCAATCGTACACTAGTTCCTACTGACTCAATCGTTCGCTGTACTTACCTAAAGCAAGAGTACAGAGAAGAGTTATTCAACGCAGGCGCACTTTAATAAATATCATATGTTCAAAACAATCTCAAAATACTCATGGTTCAGTTTCGCCCCATTCGTCACAATGGCCATCGTCACTGTTTACCTATTCATCACTGGTGCTATCCCCGTCGCCTATCTATGGCTAACATTCATTGGCTGGTGTTTGACTGCTGGTCTAGGTGTAGCAGTCGGCTATCATCGCATCTTCTCACACAATAATTACCCTGATCTACCCAAGTGGAAAGAAAACTTCATCTTATTCTGGGGTACAATGAGTGGCGAAGGCAGTGCTATTACATGGACAGCGATTCATCGTGGATATCATCACCGTCATAGTGATACTGATCGTGATATCCATAGTCCTACTCAGGGATTCTATCATGCGTTTTTTGGCTGGGCAACAAAAATAACAGAAGCATCAAACATCATTAACTTAAAGTACGCCGCTAATCTTCTACGCAAGCCCAATGTCATTTGGTTCCATGAAAATCAAATGCGTATTCTATGGTTAACGCCCATCATAACAGCGGCCATCTTTGGCTGGCAAGTAGCACTAGCACTGTTCGTACTACCGACGGGAATTACCTTACTACAAGACAACTTAGTAAATGTATTTGGTCATACCAAGGCAGGTATAGGATACAGAAATTATGATACTGATGACCGTAGTCAGAACAATGTTATACTTGGCTATCTAGGGTGGGGTCAGGGGTGGCACAACAATCATCACCATGCGCCGGCCGAGTTTGATTTTGGCAGTGGTGTAAGTGGTCGTTGGTGGGAGTGGGATCCCTGTAATATATTCAAACCGTTCTTAAAATAACAAAAGGAGCCCTGAGGCTCCTTTTTTATACTACTTAGTTAATTTTATACTTGAGACAATGTAGCTTCTACCACTATGCCACAATTAGGGTCTATGTCTAATAAACGTTGTTGTACTTTTACATTAAAGTATTCTAATACAACAGCCGCCTCTTCAGCGTCTTCAATACAGTATTCTACCGTAAATGATAGGCCCGCCGCTGCCTCCTCATCCGTTGCCATCACGTTGTTTATTGACTTAAGAGTTTTGATAGTGGACATAAAGTCTGTGTTATCTCTCATAGTCTTTAATTTAGTAGCCTCACTGACAGGTGGACTATTATCCCTTAAGAATTTTCTCGTGTTGACGGTACCATCCCATCTTGGATATCCGTATCTTTTTACTGTTACTTTATACATTTTATTCTCCTATTAAAGCTCTATCGCTTCTGCTGTTTGTGATAATGCTGGATTAATGGCGGCTACCTTTTTAGCCAAAATATCATTAAACCACTCCAACATTTGATCCTTTTCCCAAGTACTTCTGACCACATACTCGGTGCGTAATGAAATTCCTCGAGCCTGCTCTTCTGGCGTCGGAACGATATTACTTACTTTACTTACGGTAGGTAAACTATCAATAAATCTTCTTCGTTCACGAGCATGACTTTGTACTTCTTCTCTAGATACCATACCAGTTAGAGGGGTAGCAAGATACTCGTTGATTTCAGTGTGCCCGTCCCACACCTGATAACCCTTACGAAATACAATAATTCTGTATAATTCCATTTTGGAAATCTCCTTACTCTTATTTATCTTGTAAATTTTTATTTCAAAAAATGAGAGGAATAAATAATTGTCTATGAAGACAGACCAACACATCGACCAATTTAAGACAATGTATCCCAGCGCATCCTGGATGCTCAACCAAGAATCACTAAAGTTGCCACAACACTGTAAATATGCTACTATTTATGGCTATAGTTTTGGGGAATCGATAATTAAGATCGATGGCAAACAATACAAATTGGAGGCTGGGCAATATTTTGCCTTACCGATCAATGACTCCTGTAGAATTCATGCCAAGGACCAATTATTCCTGGTCACTCGCCTAGGATATCGTGCTCTTCCTACTATCGGATGGGTAGAAGAAAAAGGCCGCCTTTCATATATTGACGGTTGTAGTGATAGTCTATTGGTTTATCCGGCCAGACTAGGCGATAGTAGTTTGAATTTACTGTATTTCCCACCTGGAATTAAACAAAGTTTTCATAGACATCCAAGTATTCGTCTAGGGTGCGTGATATCTGGTAATGGACATAGCTCATATGGCGAATCATTAGAAACTAAAGAACTTGAACTCAAGGAAGGTTCAATGTTCTGTTTAGAAGAACAAGAACGCCATCGTTTTCGAACAGATAACTCTAGTTCAAGTATGACAGTTATCGCATTTCATCCAGATGGTGATTGGGGTCCAACTGATCACAATCACACCATGTTAAATAGAACTTATTTAGATGGCAATTAATGTTAGTACAAGTCATTGATGTTATTCCAGAACGGCTATTTGAAATAGCCAAGATTGATGCGTTTAAAATAAAATGGAACGATAGAGCAAGAGATTATCGTTCTAACTTTGATGTATTTTATGATAGTCCAACGCTACATCTAAGAATACACCAAGTGCCAGATGGACCAAAACCCACAACAATAGAGGAATGGTGTAAACATACCGAGTGTATTGATAATCCTAAATTTATAAACAAGTTCATTAAGACTAAAAAATTAGTTGATTGGATTTATGAACGAGTCGATGGTATTTCTCTAGGTAGAGTTATGATTATTAATCTAGAACCCAGGGGTAAAGTCAATCTACACGTTGACCCATTGGATTATTTTGCCAAGTATAGCCGCTATCACGTACCATTAAAGACTAATCCCGGAGTAATATTCTCAGGAGAACCGGGTACACCACATGAACATATGCCGTTAGGTCATCTTTGTAGATTGAATAACAGACTGCCACATAGACTAGACAACAACAGCGATGAAAACAGAATTCATCTATTAGTTGATATCGAAACAGCAGACGGCAATCAAATTTTTTAACGATATGAATTGTCGGGGTTATAGTACTTCATTGGGTCAATGTCATACTGAAATTTGTAGTCACTATCAATAGCATCACAAATCTTTTTGTATCGAATCAAGTTAGGTAAACTTTTATTTTTAATCTTCAAGCGATAAGGATCACCAGGAACATCCACATGTTTAATAACAAGTTCTTTAGCGTGAAACTTGTACGATGTAAAGTCACCTCGGTGCTTTTCTGTCCTATTCACCATACTCCACTTTTGAAAATTATCTGATTGATAGAACTGATGAAAATGTGTAGTCATATAATCAGGCGTAATAGTTTCTGTATTAGGGATACTGAGTAATGAACGATGATAAACGAATTCCCACTTACAGCAAAAATTTAGATACCACCAGAAATCTGCCACGGTAATAATAGGACAGTCTGCCTTATCAATGATGAATGTTTTAAACAGATCATAGATATATTCTGCTTGGGAGGCAGTTAGTCCCCTATAGACCATAAAACTTTTAACATTCTCCTGCCACGGTAGATCAAGGACCCCTGCGCCTCCCCAAGAACAAACGTCTTTGTAAATATCACTACCAAACAACTGATCATTCCCCTCACCAGCCATCATAATACTATCTGTATTGAAATGTTCGTGAAATTTTTCACTGTCCATGATTTCAAAATGAGGACGAATGTACTTTGCCCATAGAGCAGGATTTTCAGTAATACTATCTTGACTGAGTAAAATTTGAATTCTTTTACTGGCTCCCTCTACGCCTAACACCTTTATAAAACTAGTAAGGATCAAACTACTATCAATCCCACCACTATATAGTAATTTGATTGGCTTGCCTATAGAGTCCTGAATTTTTACTATTTCATCCACTCTATGAAAACAACACTCTTCATAAGTCATATTGAATGAGGAGTCGTATGCGGGCATTTTTAGTACATCACGGGTTGCTGTTTTAATAGGAACTTTTAGATTACCTTTACGGTCGTTGAAACTTAGAGGAGAGTCAAAAATCCTATACATACTCTTCCAATTATTCCAATCGTTTCCATGGACATTCCTGAAAGCATAGGCGTAATATGTATATAGTTTATCTGACATTAAGATTTATCTCCAAAGAAATGCGCCTTGACAAACAAATCTTTTCTAAGAATTAAATCCATGTCAGTGTAAAATGCCTCAATATCTGATTGTTTCTCAATCAGATTTATTTTACCTATGAAATAATCATAATAAGAATATATTCTCATTCTTTCACTACGAAAATTTTCACTTCTTAATTTTAACTGACGATATGCCTCGATAACTGGTATATTATTGATATGGGCATATTCAGTGATACAATTATCATATTGACCATTCATGACATCGCACCTAGATAGACTAACTTCGAAATCAACTTCTGCCATAGTAGAATGATAAACAGTTGTCTTCTTTGGCGCCACAATAGCAAAAAGTACAACTTTGTTGATTGCGGGTAATCTTACTTCTGCTAATCTTTTCTTTTCTAAGTATACATCATTGATTTCGTGCTGTAATAATGGCCTCACATCACCAGTACTAACGTTCCATCGTAAGTGATTCGGCTGAACTCCTATTTCTAGTTGGTTATATGACGGTACTAATCCGGGAAAAGCATGTGATACCTCAGTATCAATGAGTCCAGCTCTGAGAGCATTGGCACCTGCTAGTGTTAATGAGCTAGCTATTACGCCGTTGTTACTGAGATCCCATACTACGTACTTCATGTATTAATATCCTTTTCGGGATATTTATTAGAGACGAACATGATCGATATTTATTCGATAGAACTTACGCTCGTTTTCCAGAGTGTCTGATAAAATTATTGGAGTTCTGCCATGAATGAATGACCAATTATCATATATAGCAATATCTTTGCGCTCCCACGTATGAGTGTATGATAGTTCTGGAACATTTTCAAGAGTAGAGATAAATCCTTGTATCAAACTACAATCTTGTTGTTCAACCTCATCAATGAATACCCTTTTAATCCATAAATCAGATGCTTCAGGAGTACAATAAGCATTGAGTCTTAAACTTTTTTGACCTGTTATGGAATGTGTTTTGATCAGAGGGTATTGTCTAATTTCTGTTCCTGGTCTATGCCAACTTTGCTGTTCGACCGTAACTCGATCTAGCAAGGATAACTGTTCAGGTGAAAGGAATTCTTTACAAAAGTCTAGGGTTATATTTAGCCATCTAGTCTTCCCACTAATCAAAGGGTTAGGATTCTTGTCAATCCATAGGGCCCTATGTGGGAACGGATTAATGATCTTATTTGGTATGTCGGCATGCCACAACATTTCCTCATCACCGATGCGTGTGATTAACTTGTTACTGAACTCACTCACGCATAGCGCAGTGCCAGGAATTTTAACGGTCAACTCTTGTGTGGCTTTGTATTCATGTGGCTGCCAGGGTCTACCGAAAAAGTGACCAAAGATAGCATAGTTCTCCAGTGTGATATCCATGTGTTTAAAAATCACGAGATGGTGTTCGTACAGAAACTTGCGCCACCACGCCCTATCCACGGTGAAGAACTCATGCGGGTCGTCAAACTCTACGACAGCACCCCACGTGTCGTGTATTTTTTTTACTCTCATGGTGTATTTAGATGCTTGACAAGATGTCAAAAACCTTGTAAACTACAAGAAATCAGAGAAAAACCGCTATTATGTAGCACTTTTTTCTTACTTGTATAAATAACTTCACATTCTGGTAAAAAACAGTTGACAATAAATCAGCAACCTGCTACACTAGAGTCTTAGTTGATGTTGTTAGAAAGAAATTTCTGAGGGCATCCAAAAAGAGTTGACAATAAATGCTAACCCTGTTACACTACAGTCTTAGCACTTAGAAATCAAGAATGATTTTTGGATGAACAAAGAAAAAATAGTTCTTGACAATAAATGCTAAATAGATTACAATACAACCTAGACGCCCATAATTCTGTGGACGACTAGTAAACTTTTAAAGAGAAACACAATGACCAAACTGTCAATACATTGCCAATTTAGAACATTGCCCACACAGCAGGGAACGACTTCGCTCGTGTCCGGCTATTGGTCAAATGCTGCTAAATCAGCCATGGGCACCAGCATTGCGTTTATTGGTAATGATCGCCCAGAGCACACCACAGGGTTCCTAGAAGGAGCAAGTTACTGACACAAAAAGTAACTCTAGCAAACACTAAGAACCCTGAGACCAAAATCTCAGGGTTTTGTTT